AAAACCAGTAAATCCTGTTGCACCTATATAACCATTTAAATTTTTAAAACCAGTAAATCCAGTTATTCCAATATTACCAATATAACCAGTATTTCCAGTTGTTCCAGTTAGTCCTTGAATACCTGTAAAACCTGTTCTACCCGTAGAACCTATATTTCCTGAGAAACCTTGTATTCCTGTTGCCCCCGTATATCCTGTAGCTCCTGTTAATCCAATATTACCTGTATAACCGGTTAATCCTGTTGGACCTGTTGCACTTAAACCTATTATTCCTGTTATACCAATAAATCCAGGGGACCCAGTGGGACCTGTTATTCCAACTCCGGATGGTCCATTTAAACCTGTTGAACCTATTAAACCAGTATATCCAGCTGCACCTGTAAATCCTACAAATCCTGTTGAACCAGGCAACCCATAAAAACCTGTTGCACCAAATAAACCTATTATTCCTGTTGCTCCAGTAAATCCTATTGAACCAGTTAAACCTGTTGGACCTATTGCTCCTGTAAAACCTGTTGCTCCCATTGAACCTGTTACTCCCGTTGAACCTGTAAACCCTATTAATCCAGTTTCTCCTGTTATACCTGTTAAACCAATTGAACCGATTGTACCCGTTGGACCTATTACACCAGAATTTCCTGTTGGACCTGTATATCCCATTGAACCTGTTGCACCTGTAAAACCTGTAAATCCTATTATTCCTGTAAAACCTATTGAACCAGTTGAACCTGTTGTCCCAGTTAATCCTACTACACCAGTTAATCCAGTTGCCCCAGTTTGACCAGTTGACCCAATTATTCCTGTAAATCCTGTTGCCCCCGTAAATCCTTGTGGTCCTGTTAACCCTGTATTTCCTATAAATCCTGTAAATCCTATCATTCCTGTATTCCCTATTTTTCCAGTAAAACCTGTAGAACCTGTTATACCCGTAGAACCGGTTACTCCTGTTGGACCTTTAAAACCAGTAAATCCTGTTAATCCAGTTGAACCTGTAGCACCTTGTGAACCTGTCATACCTGTATTTCCTATTTTTCCAGTAAACCCTACTAAACCTGTTGCCCCCGTTAAACCTTGTGAACCTGTTGCTCCAGTTGAACCTTTTAATCCTGTTAACCCTGTATATCCTATTAAACCAATTAAACCAGTTGCCCCAGTTAAACCAGTTGCTCCTGTTAAACCAGTTGCCCCTGTTGCCCCAGTTAATCCTATTGCCCCAGTTAATCCTGTTGTCCCAGTTAATCCTACTACACCAGTTAATCCAGTTGCCCCAGTTTGACCAGTTGACCCAATTATTCCTGTAAATCCTGTTGCCCCCGTAAATCCTTGTGGTCCTGTTAACCCTGTATTTCCTATAAATCCTGTAAATCCTATTGGACCTGTTATACCTATTGTTCCTGTTATCCCTGTTGGACCTATTATACCAAGATTTCCTGTTGCTCCTGTATATCCTGTTACACCTGTGATTCCTGTTGCTCCGGTAAATCCGTGTGGACCTGTTACACCTGTGATTCCTGTATATCCTGTAAATCCTGTTAAACTTATTAATCCTGTTGGACCTGTTAATCCTATTGCACCTAAGGCACCTAAATATCCTGTTAAACCTGTAAATCCTTTTGGACCTATTACTCCTGTTGGACCTATTAATCCAGTTGGACCTATTAATCCAATTGAACCTGTAACACCTATATATCCTGTAGAACCTATTAATCCTATTATACCTGTAGCACCTATTGAACCTGTTATACCATAAATACCTATTGAACCTGTTGCACCCGTTATGCCAAAAAAACCGGTTAATCCTACCATACCACTTATTCCTATACCAGTTACGCCTTTTATTCCTGTAAAACCTGTAAATCCTATTGAACCTATTGCACCTATCATTCCAACTGCTCCTGTAAATCCGAATGTTCCAATTGGACCTGTTATTCCAGTTAATCCTTGAGGCCCTGTATTACCTATAATACCTGTATATCCTGTTTGATTTGGACCTATTGGACCAATTAATCCAGTTGTTCCAATTGGACCAGTTGAACCAATTAATCCTTGAACACCTGTATTACCTTTAACACCTGTTATACCTATTAAACCAATAAAACCAGTTGAACCCGTTAAACCTGTTGCCCCTGTAGCACCTATTGTTCCTGTTTCTCCGGTTACTCCTGTTGCTCCTATTAAACCTGTGGGTCCTGTTGCTCCTGTTGGACCTGTTACTCCTGTTGGTCCAGTTGTTCCTGTTGCACCTATTGGACCAATAAAACCTGTTATCCCTTTAAAACCGGTTGGACCTACTACACCAGTTATTCCTGTTATCCCTATTACTCCTTTTGGACCAATAAAACCAGTTGCACCAATTATTCCCGTTAAACCTGTTATACCATTTATTCCTGTAAAACCAGTTATACCAATTAATCCTGTAAAACCAATAATACCTGTTGCACCTTTTGGACCCATTAATCCTGTTGCTCCTGTTGAACCTATAAAACCTGTAAATCCTCTTGCACCAATAAACCCAGTTATTCCATTTGAACCAGTTTGACCTGTAACACCTGTTGCTCCTGTCAAACCTGTTGGACCCATTAAACCTGTTGCCCCTGTAGCACCTATTGTTCCTGTTTTTCCGGTTACTCCTGTTGCTCCTATTAAACCTGTGGGTCCTGTTGCTCCTGTTGGACCTGTTACTCCTGTTGGTCCAGTTGCTCCTGTTGCACCTATTGAACCTGTATTACCCATTGAACCTGTAGTTCCTATTGTTCCTGTTGCACCTGTGAATCCTGTTGCACCTATTGTTCCTGTTGCACCTATATTCCCTGTTATACCAGGTGAACCTATATATCCAATATATCCACTTGCCCCCGTGTAACCTGTATTTCCTATTAAACCTATTGTTCCTGTTGCACCTGTTAAACCTGTCGCACCTATAAAACCAGTTATACCAGTAAATCCAGTTGCTCCTGTAATACCAGTATTTCCTATTATTCCTGTTGCTCCTGTTGCTCCTATGGAGCCTGTTGCTCCGGTTTTTCCAGTTACACCTATTAACCCGGTTGGTCCAATATATCCAGTTACTCCAGTTGAACCTGTTGGTCCAGTTGCTCCTGTTGAACCTGTAAATCCTGTGGGTCCTGTTGCTCCTGTTGCACCTATAAAACCAGTTATACCTGTAAATCCTGTTGAACCTGTTAAACCTGTCAACCCTTTATAACCTTTTTTTCCTGTAGCACCTATTACACCCATTGCACCTATAAACCCTGTTACACCTGTATAACCCTGTAATCCTATAAATCCAGTTGCTCCTGTTGTTCCAGTAAATCCTGTTGTGCCTGTTGCTCCAGTTAACCCAGTTGAACCTGTTGGACCTATTAACCCTGTTGGACCCGTGCATCCAATATTTCCTATATTTCCTGTTGAGCCAGTTAAACCAATTGAACCCGTTGGTCCTGTTAATCCTATTGAACCTGTTAATCCTGTGAAACCAGTAGCACCAGTTAATCCTGTAGATCCAGTAGCACCAATTATTCCTGTATTTCCAGTTACACCTGTTAAACCAGTTATTCCTCTTGAACCAATAAATCCTGTTGATCCTGTTAAACCAGTTATTCCTTTAGAACCTGTAAATCCCATTTCACTATGAAATCCAGTATGTCCAGTTGGACCAATTGGACCAATTATACCTGTTATACCAGTATAACCTATATAACCAATACCCATTGGGCCAGTTTCACCTGTATTACCTAATACTCCTGTAAATCCTACACCAGCTATATTAACTGGACCCATTTCACCAGTAGAACCAGTTGGTCCTGTATATCCAATATTACTTGGCGTTGGACATGGTATAAAACAATCACACGGATCTATTTCGTATTCTTCTTCATCACAAGATATAATACATTTATTATTTTGATAAGGTATTCCATTTATAAAATGGACGTTTAAATTATTTACTGTTATATTTTCACTTATTATATTTTTATTATTCATTTGTTACTAAAATTAATTTATATTTAAATATATTAATTTTAATTAGTTTTCTACTAAAATTTATTTATTAACTATTATGTTAATCTGGGATTGGAAATGGCCTCTGACCTCTCTCTATAATTAAAGGCTCGGGTATATATGTCTTACCTTTTTGATATATATTTGTGGTATCTAATTTTTTTAATTCTGGTATTAATGGCGAGGACGGATTTACTAAATTTGTTGCATTTATACCAAATAAAAAAGACTCTATATCTGAATAATTATTAGATAATTGACACCAAGAAATTTGTCCTGGTAATAAACCATTTCCTGGTAATTTTGTATCATAAGCAATTCCATATTGTGAATTTGGATATAATTTATATATCTCTGAATTCTTATATTCTCTTTGTTCTAAACTATAATCTCCTAAAGTATTTTTATTACGCGTAGATGCCATTTATATATAATATTTTAATTAATTTCTAATTCTTTTTTTAATTTATTTATATTTTCTTCTTTTATATTTCCTGTATTTAAATACTCTGATACACATACATGTGTTAAATACATGTATTGATAAGAATATAATACTATTAACCCAGTTTTTTCATTTTTAGAATTATTTTCAATTGTTATAAAATCTACTACTTTATTTGAAGCACTTATCATACATTCTTTTAACTCTTGATTATCTTTCAATTTATCATATAATTCATTTATAATGTTTATTATATTATTGTCTAATTCTTCTATATCAAAAATATCTAAAAATTCTTGCCTATAAATTACATTTCTTACAAACTCTTTTTCTTTTTCTGATAATTCATCTGTTTCTAAAAATAATATTGAATCATCATGATATGTTGTTAATATTTTTGTATTATACATTTTATTAAAATAATTTATTATTTTTAAATTGTTTTAACATAATTCTTACTTTATACATATTGATATGTTGAATGTTTATTAAAATAATCTGTATCTCTGGTTAATTCTCTTGATGGTATACCACCACGCATCCATCCTTGAGATGCATCACTTTCAATCTTTCTTGAACAATCTTTCATATTCTCTTCTACTGCAGGTAATAATGGTGTTTGATGATATTTTATATAACTTCTCTCACTTAAATTATTAACACTCTTTTTATTTACTACATTATCACCTTGTTTTATTTGTAATTCTATTACAGGATTTACTGAGCCTCTTCCTAAATAAGGTACTGTAGCAAAAGGACGATGAAATAAATCTATTCGACATTTTGGATGTGTTTGAATTGTACCTATCTGTAAATTTGAGCTGTCATTTATATTACACCCACCTGCACCTGAATTATATCCACCAGAATACATTATTCCTGGTTGCATAGTTGCAAGTTCTATTGGAGATTTCATACTACAATCCCACGCAAAAAAATTTTGTGTACTGTAATTACATGCTGCTACGTTTTGAATATCGGTTTGAGATTTATTACAATTATCCAACCCTATTCTTGACATTTTATTAAAAGCATATCCATAAATGTCTGCCATTTTATATATTAAATATAATATTTTATTCTTAATATTCCTATAAATATACTTATAATATTTTACTAAACTATATAAAAATTATTTTATATTCATTATGTAAATGGATAATAAACTCATTCAAGATTTAACTAAAGAAAATAATTTATTGAGAGAAGAAAATAACCTGTTAAAGGAACAATTAGATAAATATAAAAATATGCACAAACAAAAACACAACAAGCAGTTATAGATGCTGGATATAACTTTGAACTTTGGGTATATGATAGAAAAGGCAATAAAATTGTTACTACTGATGCTTTCAATTTAATATAATGTATACCTATAAGCATCTTTTTCTCTCTGCAAATTACCAGCTGTATTACTTTCTTTGCTAGATGGCATACCACCATAAAGCCACTTTCCTAATGCCAGAGTATCACCTGGTTGAACTTCTGTATTTGCTGTTGAATAATACGAGCGGGCGTTTTGGTCTAATTCCCAATTTTCGTATAAATCACCGAATAATTGTTTGTCGGTGTTTTTAATTCCGGGGTTATTGAATTGCACTGATTTCTTTATATTTTTTGTTATTGTTTCTTCTACTTGTGGAGAGAATGCAGGCGGACTTTTTAAACGTTGTGGTGTATCACCTATTTCTGTTAATAAAACATTACTAAATGGATTTTTCTTTGTACCCTCTTTAAATTCACTTTTTAATACACTTTCCAATGTCACAGGATTAACTATTATATCATTACTATTATTAATATCTTTCGTAAAACCTTCTTTTAACATCTCTTTGGTTAATTTTGGCTTATTGTTTATATTTGCTATTACTATTATTATTATCAATGTGATTATTCCGACTACCAAAAGTCTCATATTTTGAGTTACTAAATATCCTAAAAGTGTCGTTAAAATTATTAGTCTTGATATCGCATTTAATTTTTGGTCATAACTCATTTTTGGCGTTGGCCAAACTTCTGTTATATATTCTTTATTCAATAATATTGTCGGATTATTTAACCAAAATGAAATTGTCATATTATATATATATAAATCTTTTTTTATACTTTATTATCCTTGTTTACTTTTTTTTCCCTTTTGATACTATTTTTTTATTTGCGTTTCTCGGCGTTTTTTCCGCTTTCTCTCCTACACCTAATAATTTCATTAATTCCTCTTCTGAGAGAACTGGTTTTGTCTTGTTTAATTCTTCTTGTGCTTTCGCCTTCATTTGTTGCACTAATTTGGCTTTTTGTATTGCCTCCGATTTTGCACGAATTCTCTCTTTTAATTGTTCTGATTTTATTTTTCTATTTAAACTCGCTTCCATTGCCGCTGTATTTACTTTTGCACCTCCCATATTTGGTATTCCCATTTTACTTAATAATGTCTCTATATTACCCATTCCAGGCATTGATTTCATTTTATTTAATAGATCTTTTGCTTCTGCCATTAATTCACTCTCTTTTAATTCACCTGATTTTAATTTTGTATCTAATTTTGAACCTATTGTTTTTACTAAATCCATTATTTTCTTCGGATTTTTCATTAATTTTGTAAATACATCTTTCATATCACTTACTTCTTCCATATTTATATTTAAATCTTGTGCTGCCTCTTCTGCTATTTCTCTCGCTAATTGACCAATTTTACCATCCATTATTCCTTCTAAATGTGATTGAATATTATCCGGAGTCGGTATATTTTGACTCGCATCTTCATATATATTTCCGCTCAAATCAAATAAACCGTTCATTTGTTGCATTGTCTCTTGTAACTTTTTATTAAATTCCTCTTGATCAATTGCAGCAAATAAATTGGCTGTATCACCAAAAGCGTCTTTATTGTCTAAAGTACTTATAATTGAAAATAATATTAATTGTAAATATTTCCAAATTGTACTTCTTGTATTATCTGTTATATCACATCTCCATAAGTTTTTGAAATTTATGCCGGGTAAAAATTCTGTATCTATTTCTGTCTCTGTATTAAATATGTCATTATTTTCGTATAATATATCAAAAAAACGAGGCGGATATTTTTTCTGACAGAAACTAAATAACAACTCTATACTTTTTTCTTCGTTTTTTTTAATTGCTTTTATTCTCTCTTCTTCTATGTCAATATAACTAAACTCTTCTGGTTCTTTCCACCATTTATTTACCTGACTACCGTATTCTGGAAAAGTTGTTTTTAAATCCTTTATAAAGTCTTTTATAACTTTTGTAAATTCACCTGGAATCTGAATTTTATCCTCTGTCATTTATAATTTATTATTTTATAATATTTAAGTTTTTATACAATAATAATATTTATTTAATTACACATTTTTGCTAATTTTGTTAAATTCTGTATATATTTCATTGACTTTTTTTGGTTTTCTACGCTCATCTGCTTTATTGGATCTCTTAATCTATCAATTGCCTCTGTTATCTTATCTGAATATTCCATATGTGATAAATCATGTGAATAATCTTTGTTTATAAAAAAATCTATATTACCTTCCTCAATCTCTTTTTCGTATTTATTAACAATAAATTTATCCCATATTTTTACTAACATTTTTGGATTCGCTTTTTTTATTGTCAATAATGTATTTTTTGTTACTAAAATGTCCGGATTTTCCGGAAATACATTTTCTACGTCTTCTACAAACTCAAAAAAATGGTTATTAAATACCGTTACTAAATTTGACGCCATATTATTTTATTTTATTTTTATCTTTATATCTGTTTTTTAACGTATTTATTTTAAAAAGACGAATTCATCGGAGGTCTTTTTCCAAATATATTTTCTATGTCCGCATCTCTTTGCATTTGCACTTTACTCATTAAATCACCGCTATTATCTTCTTGTATTCGATTTGAGTTTTTTCCTCCTCCACTCATTTGCTCAAATTTTGATATCTCCGACTGAGATAGGTCTGAAGAAATTATTGTATTACTATTTATTGGCGCATAATTATGTAATTGTTTCATACCTGCGTCTCCTCCAGCCCTTAAATTTTCTGGGGGTTCTTGAATATAACTAAATGTATCTGAAGAAATATCCCCAAAACTACTACTACCTGATCCAAAAGAATTCGCAGCAAATGGTTCCATGTTGTTTTTTGTTGCTATTTTTAATTCCTGTTGTATCGTTGGTTGTAAATATTCTAATATTTGTTCCCCAAATAATACTTTATATCCTTTTGTTAATAATAAAAGCGCTGGTACATGAGTTATTGTTTCCGGTAATACTATTGTTTGGCCATTGTCTAATATTACAAACGTCTTTTTTCCGTCTTTTCTTCTTTTATCAATACAAATAAAATGAATGTCTTTTTGATATTCACTATTTGATAACAATTTTATGTATTTTTTACATTTTTCACAATTTTTACTGTAGTATAATATACTGCTCATTATAAATATTATGTTGAAAAATTTTTATTAGATTTAACTTATATAAAAAAAATGATTTAAATCCTTTTTTAAATATTAACTAATATTATGACTCCTGATGTTATTATTCATTCTCATAGTGATTTCGAAACTTTAGAATTTACTCTTTCTAATGTGAATGTTAGTATTGCTAATGCTATTCGTAGGACTATATTATCTGATATACCATGTGTTGTTTTTAAAACTACGCCAAATGAACAAAATAAGGCAACTATTTTACACAATACTACACGGTTTAATAACGAAATTATTAAACAACGTTTAAGTTGTATTCCTATTCATATCAGCGATATTGAACAGTTTCAATACAAAAAATATTTTATGGAGCTTAATGTTGAAAATACTACAGATACTATTTTACCTGTTACTACTAAAGATTTTATTATTAAAAATATTGAAACTAATGAAATAGCAAAAGAACTTGATACTAATGAAATTTTCCCTCCAGACCCACATACGGGACATTATATTTATTTTCTAAGACTTAGACCACAAATTTCCAATGAAATACCTGGTGAAAGTATTTCTCTCACATGTAAATTTGATATCGGTACCGCTAATGAGGACGGTTGTTTTAATGTTGTTTCTACGTGTTCCTTCGGAAATACAATTGATAAAACTAAACAAGACACCGAATTATCAAAAAAAATACAAGAATGGAAAAATTCAGATAAAAATAAAGAACAAATTGAATTTGAGACAAAAAATTGGAGACTACTTGAAGGAAAACGCATTTTTATTCCTAACTCTTTTGATTTTATTATTCAGACTGTAGGCATTTATACTAATTATGAACTTGTCAATAAAGCTTGTAATATTATTATTAATAAATTAAATACATTATTAGATAATAACGATATTAGTATTACTCCTTCCGATAACACTATTCCTAATTCATATGATATTAAACTTATGAATGAAGATTATACTATTGGTAAAGTTATTGAATATTTCTTTTATTATAAATTTTTTGAAAATACTAAAATTTTATCCTTTTGCGGATTTAAAAAAGATCATCCACATAACAATTATTCTGTTATTACTATTGCTTATAAAAACGCTGTAGAAATTACGAATATTAAAGGCAATTTTAACGAATGTTTATCAGACGCTATTTCATTATTTACCGCTATCGATAAAAAATTTAATAAACAAAACAAGTAATCGTTATTTTACTATAACATTACAAAATCTTCTTCTAATTCTTTTTCTGTATTTATTATATCTACATTTCGTTTTTTCAAATGATAATTCAAGCTATACATTAACTGAGACGGATGTAATTCATTCACATAATTTATTACAAATTGTTTATTTATATAAAATTTTTTATCTTTATATTCGGGGGCGTTTATTGAATTTATATATATCTGATGTAACTTATACATATGCTGTTTATATTGCGGCGGATATTCTATTAATGGCTTTTCTTTTTTTATGAAACACTCTACATAATTTTTAAATAAGGTGTCAGTAAATAAATGTATTGTATCTCTATAAAAAGAAAAGTCTGACTTATTTTCCGGAAAATATTTTAAATATTCACTTACTTTTCTCTCTTTTCTTAAACATAAATATTGGTATTGTAATTTTGCTTGATTACCCTTTAATAATTTTATTTCTTCATATACAGGGTTTCTTAATTTACATCGTTCGCCCGTTTTTTTATTATAAATCATTACACCTAATATTGTATAAGGCGAATTCATTGAAGCATATTCTTTTATCAATTCGCTATACGTTTTAAATTCTATTATTTTTGGTAACTTTACACCCGTTTTATTAAATTCTGTTTGACAATGTACATTATAACTAGTTATTACATAATTATTTATACCATACATTCCTACCAAATATAATTGCGGTGTTTTTATTGACAGTACTATTTTATTTTCGGGATGTTGTAACACAAAACTATAACATATTTTTTTATTTAATTCATTCATTTGTATTTTATTCATTTCTACTGCCTCAAAAAACATATCTCGAAATGTTTTTGTTATCGGTTTCGTAAAACTTGTATTTGCACCAAATACATTTCTTGTTGTTATTTCCCAACTTATTTTATTCCAAAACAAGTTTATCATTGTACCCTCTAAAAACTCTTCCGCTATTATATTTTCTGTTATTATCGGATTATTTTTTATAAAGGTTTCTGTATCGACTGATTTAGGAGGGCTAAATGATTTGATTTCTTTTTCACTTCCTATTATTATTGACCTACATAATCCGTATGTTGAGATCAATTCTTTTGATAATAAAGCCTTTTCATATTTTATTATCTTATATTGTTCACCGTTGTATGATACGTCTGTAACTATTAAATTTCTCAAACTATCTTTTGTACCATTTTTTATTATTTCTTTAAATTCTGGTATATTTAATAAATCATATTTTATCTCCGAATTTAACACTTCCATTGTACTCATTATATTTTTGTCTTTAACTATTTTACTTTTAATTTATTACATTATTAAATTTTCTTTAATAAATATAGAAACAAATGGCAAATAATATTGAATTACAATTAGGAGATATCATTCAAATTTTTTCACCTTTAAATCAATATTTTAATGAACAAATTTTTATTATTGATTATATCGATAAAACTAAATTATATTTAATTAACACCGATACTTTTAATTTTGAAAAACTTTCCATCCATAATGGTATTATAGGCGACGGAAATATTACGGAAATTGCTATTCTTAGCAAAAGTGATACACCAAGTTATGCTAAACAAAATTCTTTGTTACCTGGCACTTGGATTGATATTCATTTTGGTGGAGACTTTCCTTCTATTATTACTGGAGAGATTACTAATTTGGAAGAAGATATGATTGAAATCACTACGAATGACGGCGATGTTCTTTATATTAATTTTGATTACAAGGGGATTCCTGAAGAATATCCTATTCTTAAATTTGTTATTCGAGAGAAACCTGTTAATGTTAATACTTTAGAACAAAATATATCTGAATCAATTGATAGCGATACTTCTAACTACATTGAACCTACTTCATATATTCCTCCTAGTGATAGTATTAAAAATTCATTGAGAGAATTTATTATTAAAGCCGATCAAATTAAATTTGGCGACGAACAATTAGGTAATATTACACAATATGTAGATGTTAATAGTAAACGCAAAATTTATAGTATTGAGGAACAAGTTTCTGATTTATTAGATGAATTATTATCTACAATCCCTAATCACCAAAGAACACCACAGGTTCTTAATAATATTAATATTACTCTTGAAAGATTTAAAAGTTTACGAGAGAAACTTTTTGTTTTTGATAAAAATGGCAATATTTCAGATACAATTAAAAAATTAGCTACATATAAACCTTTAAGTAATTATTTTCAACATTTTAAACTAAATCTATATTGGATTTTACCTGTAATTAAAAATATTAAAAAATTTTATAACGCAGAAGATACTACAAATGATACTATTAATATTTCTATCGAACAATCATTGACAAATCTTAATAACAGTTTTATACAATACAAATCTAATTCTGTTAATTCTGATACAAATAAATATTCTACTCTTTATTCCGAAATTAATCCTTTTTTTACTCCATTTGAACTTATTGACAATGAAAATACTAAAGATATTCTTATTGAAAAACCTGTTAATAACGAAATTACTACTATTGTTGATAACATGGAAGATTTTTATTCTTCTGTATACCATAATAAAAACATATTATCTAAAAGATTTGTTATCCAGAAATATAATACCGGACTTACTAAACTTGATACTATTAATTCTACTAGTAGTCGGCTAATTACTCATCCGGTTTTTATGACACCCGCAGATATTATGAGTATTAAATCCTTTATTACTTTACCTGAACCGGTTATTCGGTTTTCAAAAATTAATTTACCTAGTACAAATTTACTTGACAGAACTAATTTAAATTTACATTTTATTCATTATTGGCAATTATTAAAGAAAAAAACACATATTAATACTGTTTTTATAGATTACCCATTAGATAATTTTGAGATTAATTATAATGAAACCAATTACGCTAATAATTTTAAAAATTATGTTCTAAATTATAATGAATCTAATGAATTTAATAACCTCAGTAAACAAGAAATTTATGATAAATTTGTCGACCTTATTATACCAAAAACTAAAGTTTTATTTAAATTAATGAAAAAATATATTGTAGGAAATCTTTCAGTTGTCAATGTTGTTTCTTATTTAGAACCCTTTTTAATTTATACCGATGATTTAACTTATATGCAATATGTTGAAATTATTAAATTTATAAATCAACAAATATCCTCTTATAACCGCACTTTTATTGAACGTTCGAGAAATTTTTTAAAATTTTCCAAGGCAAAATCTGCTAAACTTATTCAAGAGAATGCATTTTCTATTACTAATAATATTACTGACGAACACGATAATGTTTGTAATGCTTATAATTTAAATACACTCGATAAAGTATTTACTAATTCTGAATTTGTTTTTAAAATACTTATGAAAGATTATAATCGCTTATACGGTATTACGATTGCTTTACAAAATATTTATTTAATGTATCCAGACGATATTTCTGCCCTATTAGATGAAGAAAAAACACAGTTGTCTAAAATGGGCCCTACCGAAGATAAATGTAAGACGATAATTATAGCTAAATATTATACTTCTATTGATAATTTAATGGCTGACAATAATACTACTATTTATTTTGATAAAAAATATGATAAAACTAATTATGGCGCTTTTTCTACCGATTATGAAAAAGAAATTATGACGATGACACCAGAACAATTAAAAAAACATATTGCACGGGATTTAATGACTAAAAAACAGTTTTCTGAGGAAGACGCAAATTATCTTGCCGATACATATCTTGATGGATATAAAAAAGTTATTGATGGACAATATGCTATTCTTTATAAGGGATATAACGAAAATGTTATTAATGAAAGCGACTATTATGTACGAGAAAATAATCAATGGAAACTTGATAATTCTATTACTAAAGATATTAAAACAAATAGTGATGACAATAGTATTTTATGTAATTTACAGACAGAATGCGTTAATATTCCTGATAAAATAGATGATAAATGCGACAACATTTCTAACGATAAAATTCAAATGCAATCTAAATTTATTCAAACTGTTATTAAAGAATTTGATAATAAATATAAACTTTCTAAAACCGAATTTACTAAATTAATACAGTCAAAGTTTGTCTACTATGTAGACATCATATTTGTGTTAGCTAAAATACAGATGAACCAATTACTTAAATATAATTCTCAAAAATATAAACTTGGCATTTCAAATTCAGATATTACATTAAGTATTACTACTTCGCCTAGTTCGCAGTTGTTAAATTTAATTTTAGCACAAACTGATTTTGTTAAAAAACAACACGATATTGTTCGTTTTGTAAAAACTTATACTAGGCCTTTTTATAATAGTTCTATTGAAAGTGCTTATTGGTTATATTGCACAAAAACGAATATACCTTTATTACCTGTATTTAAATTTGAATTAGCTTCTGCGTATATTAAGGGGGGTGATACTTATATTGATTGTCTCGAACAAATTAAAGCCAGTATTGGAACAAAAAGTGACGATGGCGATTGGTGGTGTGATAAACATACTGGTTGGCCTATTGTTAAAGTTGATTTCGATGTCGAAGAAGGGTACGAAGACGGTTTTAAAGTAATTACTAGGTCTGTTATGGAAAAAGATTATGACGTTAAGGTTATTTCGGTTATTAATACCGGCGTTAAATATGATACTCCTGAAACTAAAATGATTGATAATATTATTAAATCTCTTTCGGTTGCAATGGGTATTAATATTGAAACACAAAAAGATTTTATTATTAACTGTGTTTTAATTGTATTAAAAACTAATCTTGAAACCGAAAATGATTATAACGAAAAAGTAAAAGCAGCGAGTGCAAAAGGAAAAGAGTTACCTACGTATAAAACATTTTATAATACTACTATTTTATTTGCTACTTTATCTTTGTTTTTAATCGCAGTTGAAACTGCGATTCCTTCTATTAAAACTAGAAAAACATTACCAGGATGTATAAAATCATTTACTGGATATCCGTTTCAAGGCACCGGAGATTTTAGTGCATTAAATTACTTAAGTTGTGTTGCCTATAATAGTCGACAATCAAGTGACCCTTGGAATGTATTACAAAGACTTAATGCAGAAAAAATATCGACACGTATTAAGGGAGTCATTGATACTTTATTATATCCAAATCCTGATATCAGAAATTTAATTGAACGAAAATATGACGAAAAAACGAATTATTTATTAACAAATAATACAGACGAAATACCGGAAGAACATGACATCTCAACATGGCTACAATTTTTACCTCCATTAGTTTCTTTTAAAATAACTAATTTACATAATATTACAAATGAATTTAAAGAGACACTTGCCAGAGAATTAAAGGTGGGATCTAAAAATCAGGATAATAAAATTTTAATTATTAAATCTAAAATTATTCTCTTCTCTCTTGCTATTGTCGAATTTATTCAAAATATTGTCCATAAAAAAAATACGTTGTTAAATACCGTTAATAATGAACCTTATATTGAAAACGCATGTTGTGAAACCAATGATGGGATCAGTACAATAATGTATTTTATTGGTAAAAACAAAGAAATTCGCGAATTTAATACTACTGTCGCTAATTTAACAAATTATATTACAGATATCCAATTTCTGTCTAAAGGACTAATCTTTTTTAGTGACATTAATACGAAAAATATGTATCCGGCTTTAAGTAACCAATTTAATGAAAAAATTATTTATCTCTCCTTTATCTATTTTTGTAAATTTAAATCTTTGGCACCTATACCTATTTATTTATTACCTTATTGTCAAACGAAACCAACAAATAATCTTATACAATTTAATGATACTCTCGATATTATCGTTCAAAAACTTAAAAATGACGGTAAAAATTATACTGAAGAACAATTTTTAAAGTTGTTACAAGCAGTTGCCAGAAATAATATTGTTGATTTTAATTTTCAATTTAATATTGTTTCTTCTATCACCAAATTTAAATCTTTATTAGACAATATTTCTTTCAGCGAACAATTTAAAACTTTTATTAATAATAGTCTTGATACATTTAGTATTGCAAATGAAACTTCTACAAATGATATGAAAAAACTTAATAACTTTTTAATTCATTCTATTACTACTATGAAAACTAATATTATTACATTTTTTAAGACAAATAATAAAAATATTACTACACAACGTATTAAGACAATTATTAGTTTTATTGAAAATACACTCGCGGAAACAGACCACGATAAATGGGCTACAGATAAATTTAAATATAATTACGATATTACTATATCAGACGATAAATTATATACCATTAAAAATTTCTATAATAATTTTATACATAACTTTATATGTGTTTTTCCCAATATTATATTAAACAAAGTAGAGTATAAGTCCTTATCCATTCCCAGCTACTACGGGTTTTCTACTAATCACAATAATAAATTAAAACGAAGTATTAACAATTATTATGAAACACTTTATCCTTTTTCAAACTCTTCTATTTTACAAAACTTTTTATTTAGAATACAAGATATCTGTAATAATATTATACTTATGGCTGAAACTACACCGGCTTTTTCTAATATTCGTTATGATAATAAGGAATTAATACCTATTATTAACGAGAGAACCGCACGACTTTTATTTCAATACTATTTATTACTTATTTTAGATAATTATGTTAGACTTACAGATAATCCTAATGTCTTAATCAATGATATTCGACAACCTAATAATATAACTGATTTAATTTCTGTGGATATTTACGGTTCAGACGATTATTCTACCGATAATAATACGCTTACTAATAATGCTTATTCTAGTGGAAATAAATCTGAATTAAAGATTAAAGTTGCAGAATTGTTAGCATCTTTTTTAGAAATTATGTTAAATGAAAAAGAAGTTATTGATATTTCTTATGATGATATTAAAGATCGCATTTTTAAATTACGTGAAAAGGAAAAGGATATGGTTACAGATAGATTAAAAAATTTAACTGACGAAGAGAGAGATGCAGATACTGTTTTAAAAATACATAAACTTAATCAATATAACAAAGGATTACAGAAAGGCCTTACTGTATTAGATGCAGATTATTATGATAATGAGTTAGGACTAAGAGAAGAAATGTTAAAAACAGAAAATTTATTAAAAATGAAAAATAAAAACGTTAATGATGATAATATTGACTTATATTTGGATGATTTTGTTGACGAATTACAGATTTCAGAAAATATTACAAGAGAAGAATTTGGATTAGAAGAATTAGAAGGCAATGATGACGATGATTTTTTTAATGATGATAATGATTATGACCGCGATGAATACGATAATTATGATAATGATTAATAAGTTACCATGAAGTTATTCATTAAATAAATATTTTTTTAACATGTACATTACTCGAACAAATTCCGTATCGGTATCTTGATTATAACTATATGATTTAATTGGTATTGCATTATATGGATTATTTTTATAGGTATATGGAGTATCATCTAATATAAACGTATTATATTTATTAAATGTATTCGGATATTTTTTGTATAAATATTGTAAATCTTTAATTCTAATTATACCGTTGTTTCTATTATTAGTAAAAATATACGTGAATTGTTTTTTTTCAGGCATATATTTATATAACACTTCGTAATATGCTTTTTGAAACCACGAAATATTTGCATTCGTCCAAATAGATACTGTTTCAAATTTTGTAAAAACAAAGGACAAAAATTGCCGAATATAAGGTCTCTCTTTTATTATCATTTTATTTGAATTGTCATAATAATTATCTATTAATGTTCCATCTAAATCTAATAATAAATGCATGTATATATAATAAAATATATTTTTAATTATATATATATATTTTATGTATACAAAATATATTCAAGCCAACGGCAGCCTTCGGCAAGAAAATATTCCACTTTTTGCAGTTGTATTATTTATATTTCTGTTTGGTATAATTCAACTTATAAAACCAGCATGTTTTTACAATAAAGACGGTAGTATTAGAGAATTTGGTATTGGATATAAAAATAAGACAATTTTTCCCATTTGGTTATTATCATTTCTTTTAGGCATTTTATGTTATTTAGCCGTATTATATTTTATTAGAATGAAACCGATTGATTTTATTTAACTTCCTTTTACAAAAAATAAAACAATTGAAGCAAGAATTAACAAATACTGAAATATTAGTATGCAATTTAGAAACAGAAAAAACTGAAAGTAAAAATATAATAGAAAATAATACTGGACAAATTCAAAATTTACAAGATAAAATTAATTATTTACAAAATGAATTATTAGAATATATGAAAAAAACAAATCATTATCTATCAAATTAGAAACAACTACAGATTTACTTTGCAAGTTACAAATGAAAGAGATGGTTAATTAATATATTGAAAAACTTGAAGAAACAAAATAATTTAATTTATTTTTGTTTATAATATATATGGAGACAATTAATGAAATTAATGAAATTAATGATTCAAATATACATGAGTTAGTTAGAAGATATGTTACAGGAAATAGTAAATTACCACGATTACCACCAATAAATACATGGGTTGTAACTAAGGTTACAAATATGAAAGACCTCTTTAAGGGTTCTATTAATTTCAATGAAAGTTTGAATAATTGGGATGTTTCGAATGTTACTACTATGGAAAGTATGTTTGAAGGATGTAAGAAATTTAATCAATCCTTAAATGATTGGGGAAATAAGGTTCGAAATGTACAAAATATGGCAGGTATGTTTGCAAAATGTAAGAAATTTAATAAATCTTTGGATAAATGGAATGTTGAGAAAGTTACTGATATGAATGGTATGTTTTCAGAATGTGATACATTTAATCAATCTTTAGACAAATGGAATGTTTCGAAGGTTACTAATATGAAAAGGATGTTTTTAGGATGTTATAGCTTTAATAAATCCTTAAATGATTGGGGAGATAAGGTTCGAAATGTAACAAATATGTCCCATATGTTTGCAAGGTGTGATACATTTAATCAACCTTTGGATAAATGGAATGTTTTGAAGGTTACTGAAATGAATGGTATGTTTTCAGAATGTTATGAGTTTGATCAATCTTTGAATAAATGGGGAGAGAATGTTCAAAATGTAACAAATATGGCAAGTATGTTTCAAGGATGTGAGAAATTTAATCAACCGTTGGATAAATGGAATGTTTCAAAGGTTACTAATATGTCCTATATGTTTTATGGATGTTTATCATTTAATGAATCCTTGAATGATTGGGGAGAGAATGTTAAAAATGTAGAAAATATGTCCCATATGTTTGAATTTTGTGAGGAATTTAATCAGCCTTTGGACAAATGGATTGTTTTGAAGGTTACTACTATGGAAAGTATGTTTGAAGGATGTAGTAAATTTAATCAATCCTTGAATAATTGGAAAGATAAGGTTAAAAATGTAACAAATATGTCCAATATGTTTTATAGATGTGATGTATTTAATGAACCTTTGGATGAATGGGATGTTTCGAGTGTTACTACTATGGAAAATATGTTTAGAGAATGTGAGATGTTTAATCAATCATTGAATAATTGGGAAGATAAGGTTCGAAATGTAGAAAATATGACCAATATGTTTAATGGATGTTATGAATTTAATCAACCTTTGGATAAATGGAATGTTGATAAAGTTACTAAAATGACTGGTATGTTTGCACATTGTGGGCAATTTAATAAACCTTTGGATAAATGGAATGTTTCTAGTGTTACTAACATGGCTTATATGTTTTCAGAATGTTATGAGTTTGATCAACCTTTGAATGAATGGAATGTTTCTAGTGTTACTAACATGTCCTATATGTTTTTTCGTTGTGTTATATTTAATCAACGTTTGGATAATTGGGATGTTTCTAGTGTTATTACTATGGAAAAGATGTTTGAACAATGTATTAGTTTTGACCAAGATTTATCTACTTGGCAACTTCCATTACTTCGAAATTATAATGATATGTTTTTAGGTGCTAATAGTTTTAATTTGCAATATCATCCCGTAAGTACGGTACGTAATTCTCAAGAAACCCGAGCCAATCCCAATCGAGAAAATCCTAATCCTTATCTAAAAAAATTGTTTGATTTTTATAAAAATTTAACACAAAGACCATTAGAAAATTCAACGCTTTCTTTTGATTTATCTACTTCTCAATATGATCCAATTACTTTGGAAGATGTTGTACCTAGCAATTATTTATCAGAAGATGTTAATAATATTATCATTTTATTTAAAAATAATCCATATTTTTCCAATAAAGAAGTAATTAAAAAATTAATATTAGATGGTTCTGCAATAAAATATGGATGTAAACGAGAAGATACCTCATTGATTCCAAGAAGTGAAAATATCATTTCGGAAGAAAGTTTTAATATGAATAAAATAGGTATCATTTCCGGTTTGGTTGATTTACATAAAATAAAAACAATACTGGAAAATAATGAATTGAGATTATTTGAATTATCTTCTTCCCCAATAAAAAATTACGTAAGTACTGCTTCGTATTATATGCTTAATTTTCCAATAGAAAGACGCATTGCAATAGGTGAATCTCATTGTCAAGACGGACAAGCAATGAATGTATATGATATAAAAAAAATAAATTTAACAATTGGAGGAAAACGTAAAACAAAAAATAGAAAAAGTAATAAATTAAAAAGAAGAAAAACAAGAAAAAATAGTAGAAAAAAAACAAGAAAACAAACAAGAAAACAATTTAAAAAATAAATTAAAAATATATTTTTATATATATGGAGCCAATTAATGATTCAAATATACATGAGTTAGTTAGAAGATATGTTACAGGAAATAGTGAATTACCACGATTACCACCAATAAATACATGGGTTGTAACTAATGTTACAAATATGAAAGACCTCTTTAAGGATTCTATTAATTTCAATGAAAGTTTGAACGATTGGGATGTTTCGAATGTTACTACTATGGAAAATATGTTTGCAGGATGTAGAGAATTTGATCAACCTTTGAATGATTGGGGAGATAAGGTTCAAAGTGTAGAAAATATGTCCAATATGTTTTCAGGATGTAATAAATTTAATCAACCTTTGGATAACTGGAATGTTAAGAAAGTTACTAATATGTCTGGTATGTTTAGATCTTGTTGGAAATTTAATCAATCTTTGGACGAATGGGAAGTTTCTAACGTTACTAACATGTCCTATATGTTTGATGGATGTGTTGCATTTAATCAACCTTTGGATAAATGGAGAGATAAGGTTCAAAATGTAGAAAATATGTCCGGTATGTTTAAATATTGTGCAGAATTTAATCAATCTTTAGACAAATGGCAAGTTTCGAATGTTACTATTATGAAAAATATGTTTCAAGGATGTTATAGATTTAATAAAAGTTTGAATGATTGGGGAGATAAGGTTAAAAATGTAACAAATATGGCCTATATGTTTTCAGGATGTATTATATTTAATCAACCTTTGGATAAATGGAATGTTTCGAAGGTTACTACTATGGAAAGGATGTTTGAAGGATGTTTTGAATTTAATGAATCCTTAAATGATTGGGAAGATAAGGTTCAAAATGTAACAAATATGTCCCATATGTTTTCAGGATGTAATAAATTTGATCAACCTTTGGATAAATGGAATGTTAAGAAAGTTACTAATATGTATGGTATGTTTGAAGGATGTAAGAAATTTAATCAATCCTTAAATGATTGGGAAGAGAATGTTCAAAATGTACAAAATATGTCCCATATGTTTAAAGGATGTAAAACATTTAATCAACCGTTGGATAAATGGAATGTTTCACAGGTTACTACTATGGAAAAGATGTTTGCAGGATGCACTAGTTTTAACCAAAATTTATCTACTTGGCAAGTTCCATTACTTCAAAATTATAATGATATGTTTGTAGGTGCTAGAAGTTTTAATTTGCAATATCATCCCGTAAGTACCGTACGTCCTGTACCTCCTGTACGTCCTGTACATCCTGTACGTCCTGTACATCCTGTACGTGAAACACGATCCAATCCTAATCGAGCAAATCCTAATCCTAATCCTAATCCTAATCCTAATCCTTATCTAAAAAATTTGTTAGATTTTTATAAAAATTTAACATTAACACCATTAGAAAATTCTACATTTTCTTTTGATTTATCTACTTCTCAATATGATCCAATTTCTTTGGAAGATGTTGTACCAAGCGATTATTTATCAGAAGATGTTAATAATATTATTATTCTATTTAAAAATAATCCATATTTTTCCAATAAAGAAGTAATTAAAAAATTAATATTAGATGGTTCTGCAATAAAATATGGATGTAAACGAGAAGATACCTCATTGATTCCAAGAAGTGAAAATATCATTTCGGAAGAAAGTTTTAATATGAATAAAATAGGTATCATTTCCGGTTTGGTTGATTTACATAAAATAAAAACAATACTGGAAAATAATGAATTGAGATTATTTGAATTATCTTCTTCCCCAATAAAAAATTATGTAAGTACTGTTTCGTATTATATGCTTAATTTTCCAATAGAAAGACGTAATGCAATAAGTGAATCTCATTGTCAAACCGGACAAGCAATGAATGTATATGATATAAAAAAAATAAATTTAACAAGTGGAGGAAAACGTAAAACAAAAAATAGAAAAAGTAATAAATTAAAAAGAAGAAAAACAAGAAAAAATAATAGAAAAAAAACAAGAAAACAATTTAAAAAATAAATTTATATATATATGGACCCAATTAATGATTCAAATATACATGAGTTAGTTAGAAAATATGTTACAGGAAATAGTAAATTACCACGATTACCACCAATAAATACATGGGTTGTAACTAATGTTACAAATATGAAAGACCTTTTTAAGGGTTTTAATTTCAATGAAAGTTTGAACGATTGGGATGTTTCGAATGTTACTACTATGGAAAGTATGTTTGATGGATGTAGTGAATTTAATCAACCTTTGAATGATTGGGGAGAAAATGTTAAAAATGTAGAAAATATGTCCAGTATGTTTTCAGGATGTTATAAATTTAATCAACCTTTGGATAACTGGAATGTTGAGAAAGTTACTGATATGTCCGCTATGTTTGCAGGATGTGATAAATTTAATGAATCCTTGAATGATTGGGAAGATAAAGTTCGCAATGTAGAAAATATGTTCGGTATGTTTTTTGGATGTTTTGAATTTAATCAATCTTTGGATAAATGGAATGTTAAGAAAGTTACTACTATGAAAGAGATGTTTTCAGGATGTGAGAAATTTAATCAACCTTTGGATAAATGGGATGTTTCGAGTGTTACTACTATGGAAGAGATGTTTTTAGGATGTAAGAAATTTAATCAATCCTTGAATGATTGGGAATATAAGGTTCAAAATGTAGAAAATATGTCGCGTATGTTTCAAAGATGTTTTAAATTTAATCAACCTTTGGATAAATGGAATGTTTCGAATGTTACTACTATGGAAAAGATGTTTAAAAATTGTAATGATTTTAACAGAAGTTTGAATGAATGGGGAGAGAATGTTAAAAATGTACAAAATATGTCCGGTATGTTTGAAGGATGTAAGAATTTTGATAAACCTTTGGACGAATGGGATGTTTCGAGTGTTACTACTATGGAAAAGATGTTTGAAGGATGTAAGAAATTTAATGAATCCTTGAATGATTGGGGAGAGAATGTTAAAAATGTACAAAATATGTCAGGCATGTTTCATTTTTGTGCGAGATTTAATCAACCGTTGGATAAATGGAATGTTTCGAGTGTTACTACTATGGAAAGTATGTTTGAAGGATGTATTCGTTTTAACCAAAATTTATCTACTTGGCAAGTTCCATTACTTCGAAATTATAATGATATGTTTGTAGGTGCGAGTAGTTTTAATTTGCAATATCATCCCGTAAGTACGGCACGTACTTCTCAAGAAACCCGAGAAAATCCTAATCCTTATCTAAGAAATTTGTTTACTTTTTATAAAAATTTAACATTAACACCATTAGAAAATTCAACACTTTCTTTTGATTTATCTACTTCTCAACATGATATAATTACTATGGAAGATGTTGTACCTAGCAATTATTTATCAGAAGATGTTAATAATATTATCATTCTATTTAAAAATAATCCATATTTTTCTAATAAAGAAGTAATTAAAAATTTAATACTAGATGGTTCTGCAATAAAATATGGATGTAAACAAGAAGATACCTCATTGATTCCAAGAAGAGAAAACATCATTTTGGAAGAAGAATGTTTTAATATGAATAAAATAGGCATCATTTCCGGTTTGGTTGATTTACATAAAATAAAAACAATACTGGAAAATAATGAATTGAGATTATTTGAATTATCTTCTTCCCCAATAAAAAATTATGTAAGTACTACTTCATATTATATGCTTAATTATCCTATGGAAAGCCGTATTGCAGTAAGTGAAACTCATTGTCAAGCCGGACAAGCAATGAATGTATATGATATAAAAAAAATAAATTTATCAAGTGGAGGAAAACGTAAAACAAAAAATAGAAAAAGTAATAAATTAAAAAGAAGAAAAACAAGAAAAAATAATAGAAAAAAAACAAGAAAACAATTTAAAAAATAAATTTATATATATATGGAGCCAATTAATGATTCAAATATACATGAGTTAGTTAGAAAATATGTTACAGGAAATAGTGAATTACCACGATTACCACCAATAAATACATGGGTTGTAACTAATGTTACAAATATGAAAGACCTCTTTAAGGGTTCTATTAATTTCAATGAAAGTTTGAATAATTGGGATGTTTCGAATGTTACTACTATGGAAAGTATGTTTGATGGATGTAGTGAATTTAATCAACCTTTGAATGATTGGGGAGAGAATGTTCAAAATGTAGAAAATATGTCCAATATGTTTTCAGGATGTTATAAATTTAATCAACCTTTGGATAAATGGAATGTTTCGAAGGTTACTACTATGTATGGTATGTTTACTGATTGTTATATGTTTAATGGAAGTTTGAATGATTGGGGAGAGAATGTTCGCAATGTAGAAAATATGGTAGGTATGTTTGAAGGATGCGAGAAATTTGATCAACCGTTGGATAAATGGGATGTTTCGAAGGTTACTACTATGGAAAGTATGTTTGATGGATGTGATGAATTTAATCAATATTTGAATGATTGGGGAGAGAATGTTCGCAGTGTAGAAAATATGTCCAATATGTTTTCAGGATGTAGTAATTTTAATCAACTTTTGGATAAATGGGATGTTTCGAATGTTACTACTATGAAAAATATGTTTAAAGGATGTCATAGTTTTAACAGAAGTTTGAATGAATGGGGAGAGAATGTTCGCAATGTAGAAAATATGTCCGGTATGTTTGAAGAATGCAAGATTTTTGATAAATCTTTGGACGAATGGGATGTTTCGAGTGTTACTACTATGGAAAATATGTTTAAAGGATGTGATGAATTTGATCGATATTTGAATAATTGGGGAGAGAATGTTCAAAATGTAGAAAATATGTCCCATATGTTTTCAGGATGTACTAATTTTGATCACTCTTTGGATAAATGGGATGTTTCGAGTGTTACTACTATGGAAAATATGTTTCAAGGATGTACTAATTTTAATCAATCTTTGAATGATTGGGGAGAGAATGTTAAAAATGTAACAAATATGTCCGGTATGTTTGAAGGATGTAGTGAATTTAATCAATCTTTGGATGACTGGAATGTTTCGAAGGTTACTACTATGGAAAAGATGTTTGCATATTGTAGTAAATTTAATGAATCCTTAAATGATTGGGAAGAGAAAGTTAAAAATGTACAAAATATGTCCCATATGTTTAAAGAATGTGAGAAATTTAATCAACCGTTGGATAAATGGAATGTTTCGAGTGTTACTACTATGGAAAAGATGTTTGCAGGATGTACTAGTTTTAACCAAAATTTAAATACTTGGCAAGTTCCATTACTTCAAAATTATAATGATATGTTTTTAGGCGCTAGTAGTTTTAATTTGCAATATCATCCCGTAAGTACCGTACGTACCGTACGTAACGTACGTCCTGTACGTGAAATCCGAGCCAATCCTAATCCTAATCCTAATCCTAATCCTAATCCTTATCTAAGAAATTTGTTTACTTTTTATAAAAATTTAACATTAACACCATTAGAAAATTCAACGCTTTCTTTTGATTTATCTACTTCTCAATATGATCCAATTACTTTGGAAGATGTTGTACCTAGCAATTATTTATCAGAAGATGTTAATAATATTATCATTCTATTTAAAAATAATCCATATTTTTCCAATAAAGAAGTAATTAAAAAATTAATATTAGATGGTTCTGCAATAAAATATGGATGTAAACAAGAAGATACCTCATTGATTCCAAGAAGAGAAAACATCATTTTGAAAGAAGAATGTTTTAATATGAATAAAATAGGCATCATTTCCGGTTTGGTTGATTTACATAAAATAAAAACAATACTGGAAAATAATGAATTGAGATTATTTGAATTATCTTCTTCCCCAATAAAAAATTATGTAAGTACTGCTTCGTATTATATGCTTAATTATCCTATGGCAAGCCGTATTGCCATAAGTGAAACTCATTGTCAAACCGGACAAGCAATGAATGTATATGATATAAAAAAAATAAATTTATCAAGTGGAGGAAAACGTAAAACAAAAAATAGAAAAAGTAATAAATTAAGAAGAAGAAAAACAAGAAAAAATAATAGAAAAAAAACAAGAAGAAAGAATATAAAACAATTTAACTAGTAATAGTATAAGTGCTCGAAGTAGCTAATTGTTGTTGTGATTTTGCGGCATTCTCTTGTTCTAAAAATGTTTGGTAATTTTTTTCCATAGTTTTTGGATTATTTGTGCATCCTCTAACAGTGAGTTTCATTTGTACAATAGAAGTAAGTAGTATACCAGTATAAATAAACCACATTGCTTCGCCAACGTTATCTCTCGTAACGACTAAATCAAATAACTGATTTTTAATATCATCTGACAGTGGTGAATTAGTTTGGTATTTTTCTTTCATAAGTGGTTTTAATATATCCCAATATCTTGGAAAAGTGTTAGGAACAATTTGATTAATTAAAATAGAAGTATTACCGAATATTTTAATAATAGCGTCAGCTGCAGTTTGTAATTCTTCTTTTTTTTCGTGAGAGAGTTGTTTGTCGTTGTCGATTTTTGTTTGTATTTCACGGTCAATTAATAACTCAGTTAATAGTTTGTTTGCTGTACTACTAACAAAAAAATATCCGATTACATCAGAAAAAGCTGTTTTAAATCCGGGATAAATAGAGAGAATTAAAATAACTGCTCCAAAAATAAGTGACCATGGTATAAATGTATAAATGCCGGCTGCTCCCATATTATCAGTAATATTACCTCCACAAGTAGATGTGATTACATAAGAATTAACAATAAATTGTATTACAATTACTAACAAAACATAAATAGCTAAATACATATAACTATTTTTTAGAAACAATTTAGACTGTTCGGGGTTCATAAAAATATCTAATTTAAGTGTTGGTTTAATGGAAAAATAATAAAATAATGTGGTTAATAAAAATGTGACAATATTTAAATAAGAACTAGCCATATAGATAATATGTATAATTTAATTTATAATTTTAACTTGAATTATTATGAACTATAACGAAGATTTTTCTAAACCAAATCTAACCGAACCGGGTGTAAAATCTTTTTTAAATTATACGTTAAAACAATGTCATATGATAAAAAAAAATTATTATAATACCATATATAATTTAAGTTTGTTATTTGTATTTTTATTTCTTTTAGGACTATTCTTATTTTTTAAGTATAAAGGAAAATTAACAAAAGAAGAAATTGAACAGCGAAATAGAGAGAAAGAACAATATATTTTATTGAAAATTCAAAAATTTCAAGAGGCTAAAAGACAAGAACATCAACAAATAATCCAATCAGATATGATTACTGGTTTACCCAGTTTTTCAAATAGTTTATAAGTAATTAAATATTTTATATATTCATAAAATATAAAATGAATAATACGACTGTTACAAAACCTACTGTAAATGATGCAATTGAAGAATATTATAGGCTTAAAAATAAATATGAGATGGAAGTCAATAATAATAAAAAAAAAATTTTAAATAATATTGGATTAAGTATTAAGGAAAAACGAAGGGAATATTTAAAATTAAAACCCAAATGTATACATTGTAAAAGAGCAGGAGGTACTATATTTACGACAAAACATTCTACAAAAGAAGAATATCGTGAATTAAAGGCAACCTGTGGCATATTAGCGGACCAATGTAATCTAAATATAACAATAAAATTAGGTATATACAATTTATTACCAAATATATTAAAAGATCTAACGACAAATATAATTGAAACAAAAGATATAATTATTGATAATAAAAATCAATTATTATTTGGGTTTATCACAACAAATGATGCGATAAAAGAATTTGAAAGCGATAAAGAATATATAAATGAATTAACATCATTGTATGAATTATATTTAAATAAATTAATATTGGGATCTGAAAATCCGGTTAAAAAAACAGAGTTAGAAGATAATATTGAAAAAAGTTATGTAATAATTAATCAAATAAAAGATTGTATTACAAATTATAAAGAAACAGATAATAAAGGGTTAATTAAAGATGCTGTTGAAATATACACCACAATGTTAAAACCTTTGTTACTTGAAATACGTAATTTAAAATATAAAGAATATTATATTGACTATAATGATAAAACGAATGTATATAATTTAGTACAAAAAAAAACATCGATAAAGTCATTAGAATATCCGACATATAAATCAGAAGTAATCGAATATAATGTAAAACCATATAGTTCCGTGACTAAAAGTTCTGCAAAAAAAAGAGTATTGATAGAAAGTGATACCGAAGAAGAAAGTGATATCGAAGATAAAAGTGATATCGAAGAAGAAAGTGATATCGAAGAAGAAAGTGATATCGAAGAAGAAAGTGATATTGGAGAAGTTGAAAGTGGTGAAAAATAAAAAATTTTTATGTAACTATTATATATGCTATTTAATTATGTTTCTTTCCCGGTCTTTTTAATAAGTTTTGCAATAGGATTATTTTTTGTCTATATTTTAGGACCAGATATAAAAAAAATATATGTATATCCGACGCCGGAAAATGTAGATAAAGTATTGTTTAAAGATAAGGCAGATAACTGTTTTTATTTTAAAGAAGAATTAGTAGAATGCCCGAAAGATTTATCAAGTATATTTACAATTCCAATGCAAATATAATATTAGTATATTTTTGTATATATAATATATAAATGGCAATTAATTTTGGAAAATTTGTTCATAGTCAGACAGGCAAATATGTAATGTCTGTTTTGATTGGATTAGGGTTGGCTTCTCTATTTAGGTCAGTATGTAAGGGGAAAAATTGTGTATTATTTTACGCCCCCCCTTTAGAAGAATTAAAAGGAAAAATATATAAAAATGGTTCAGACAAATGTGTGAGATTTAATGCAATTGTAACAAAATGTGATTCAAAAAAGAAGACAGTAGAATTTGAATAATTAATTGCGTAATTATTAATTAAAATGAATAATTATTTATAATAATTACTAATGAATGATGTTACAAGTTTATCTGACTTACAAATAGATCCAATAGGTGGGTCTTCGATGGGTTCAAATATAGCAATGACAGCAACAGAGCAATACAACCCCAATATTGATGCATTTCCGACAACCCAATCGGTTCCTTCAAAACAAGAAATAAATACTGGCGGAGAATTAGATGAGTCAACAGTACATTTACTTATAAATGGTTTACAAAAAGCTGCAATGTCAGGAGCAACAAAATTACCGTCAAGAGATATACCAATGATGCCTAGTCAATATATGAATGATCGTGAAATAAATCCACATTTTATACCAGAACCTACTAAAAGAAATTATGATTATATACAAGAAGAACAAGAAGATAACATACCAGAAAACGATGTTATAAAAAATTATAAAAAAAAAACTAAAAAAACAGAATTAATGGACGATTTTTATAATGAGATACAGATACCTTTATTATTAAGTTTATTATATTTTTTACTTCAATTACCTTTCTTTAAAAAATGGTTATTTCGTTATTTGCCTAATTTATTTTTAAAAGACGGTAATTTAAATATATATGGATATATTTTTAATAGTGTTTTATTTGGTTTAACATATTATATTGTAAATAAATTAAGTATAATAAGTTTACGATTAGGTAATTTTTAGAAAAAAATAAATTCACATAGATAAATGATCGAAACCTATGTGAATAAATTAATAGATAATTTGCCTGGATCTTTTACTCCATTAAAAATAGATTTAGTTTTAAGTGGAGGTGCATTTAATGGTAGTTACTTGATTGGTGCATTATATTTTTTAAAAGAAATGGAAAATAGAAATTATATAAAAATTAATCGCATATCTGGATGCAGTATTGGTGCTATTGCTGGATTATTATATACCTTTAATGATTTAAATAAAATATCAAAAATATACGAGTATATTACAAAAAAATTTAAAAAGAAACATAATTTATCTATTTTAAAAAATATTAAGAAGATTATTGGTAAAAACATTTGTGATAATTATCAAAAAGCAAATGATAAGTTATTTATAAGTTATAATAATATTGAAAGGTGTGAAAAAATAATAAAAAATAGGTATAAAAGTGCGGATGATTTATGTAATAGTATAATAAAATCATGTTTTGTACCATATTTAATCGATGAGAAAATGTGTTATAAACATAAATATATTGACGGTATAACACCATACATATTTAATACGGAACCAGATACCAAAATTTTATATTTAGATTTATTTACTTATGATAAATTTAATAATTTATTAAACATAAAAAATGAAAAAAATACGTTTCATCGTATCTTATCTGGTTTACTTGAAATGCATAATTTTTTTATAAAGAATAAAAATACGGAAATGTGTAGTTATGTTAACGAGTGGTCTGTAATAAATATAAGTTTATATCAGATAAAGTTGTATTTAGAAAAATTAATTGTATATATTGCTTATATGTTATTAATTATAAATAAATACGTTAACAAAAATATTAATTATCCACTTAAAGAAACATTTATTTATAAATTACTTGTTCAAATGTATAGAAGTTTTTTTACTCTATTTTTAGATACTTATTGTTTTTAACCAACGGCATCCTCAGTTTAGAAATCTATAATTTTATATAAACGATAAATTTCTTCAATATATTTAATACATTCAACTTGTGTTCATTTATTAGTTGAATTTACGTCATTTACGGATGTAATAGTTTAAGTCAGGTAATAAGATGTACCAGTAGGTTTTTTATTATCACTTATAACTATATTATTTATTATACAAATTATAAATATTATATGGTTCTTTTTTTTGTTTATGTTTTTTTAGAGTTTTATTAATACTTTTCTTATGTTTTTTAGTAGTTTTAATTTTATTAAATGACTTTGTTGTTTTATTTAATTCGTCTGGCTTATAATTTAAAAAATATTTTTCAAATTCTTCTTTATTTCCTTTTTTTAATTCTTTGTATTTTAATGCTTTATTTGCGCGTATTTCTTCGATTGTTTCTTGATGACCATAACAAGTAATTGTAAATCTACGAAGTAACCCGTCTTGTGCTAATCTATTTTTTTGTTGTACGTCAAATAAAAACTTAGCCATACAAGAAATTCTGTCTAAAAATTCGTTATAATACGGTTTATTAGCATACAAAAATGCTAAATAAAAACTTAACATAGTATCAATAGTAGCAATTTTCACTTTTTGTTTATTCTCTTTAATTGTATTAAAACTATGACATGCAATGGGTTTATAAATAAAAGCGACGGTGTCATTATTTATTAATATTTCATAATGTAACGGTATAATTTCGCCTATAGGATTTTTTTTAATTATTTTAACATTTTTTATACCGATTTCTTTTAAACGGCTTTTAACAATGGATGATGTGGTTTCAGGATCATTAGATAATACGTCAAAGTCGGGAATATGTCTGAGTTTTTTTTTGAAAGCTTCGGGCATATATCGAGAATATAATGAAATAGCATAGCCTCCAAAAAAAACTACCCCTTGATCAATAAATACATTTTTAATTGTTTCATAAACAATATTTTCGTCTGACTTATCTTCAAAATCTCTTTGAAAAGATATGTTTTGACAATTTGCGTTTGTAATAGGATAATGCTTATTTAATAAAATTAGACGTTTTAAAACCTTTTCCCATCTGCTTGTATCACCAGCTGGTCGTGAGAGTTCTAAATACATAGACATACGTAGAAAATTAGGAGGAGTGTATAAAATGCCTCGAATACGTATAGCGTCTTGTTTAAGCGAATAAAAAATATCTTTTTGTAACTGAGTAATATCGGCGATTGGAATATAATTTACGAATACTTTATAAGTTCCCACATGTTGGCCCGATTTAGCTTCAACATCTTGAAATCCTAATCGATAATAAATATCCGCTAATTCTTTGGTGTCTTGAAAGGCATTTTGCGAAAAAAAGTCGTAATCAGGTATATCTATATCTTTATTATAAAATTGGTCTTCTTCTGGCAGAATATTATTTATGGCAGTTCCACCGTAACAAATTAAATTTTTACGTTGAATAAAATCTTCGACGATTTTAACAATTTGTTTAATATCTTCTGAATTAACGAGGCGTTTACCGATTTTTTCTTGTGCTTTATCGACTGCCATACGTAATATTGCTAATTCACAATCCGCAAATTTGATACCTTTGCATGTTTTATTTGTATATTTCATATGTATATATATAATGTAAATAATTTAAACACAATACAAATAATTAAATTTACGTATGGATAAAAAATGGAACATATTAAATCAAATAAAATACTAAATATTGGATACAGTTTAAATTAAAAATTAAAATTATAATAATCTGTCGCAACATTACGTGTTTGGTAAGAATAATTTGGATTTTGAGGTGTAGGTGTAGGAATGGTAACTGCATGATATCGTAATTCGTATGGTTTTAATGCAAACGCATATCCAGCATTATCAAAAAATAACGCATTTTCAAGTAAAAAATTATCAACATATTGATAGCGCATTGCAACCATTTGACACCCTGATGCACGACAAAAATATCCGCTAGGATTAGGAGGATTTGTAGCAACATCGGGTAAAACTATTGTCATCGCTATTTTATTATATTCAGTTAATTCGTTAATATCTGGATTATTTTTAACATTATAATAGTTATACGCTCTAACAAAAGCAGAATTACTTGTTAAATTAACATATTCTAAAAAATCTTGGTTTTCAAGAAAAGCATTATTTATTCTGTCGACAATTAAAATAACTTTATTTTGAAAAGTAAGCAATGGATAATTTGCTAAATTTTTACCAGAGTTTTCAAAACTATATTCTTTCCCTAACATAATCGTGTCATATGATTTAAATATATTTGCTAAATTACCGTACATTTTTTGATTATTACTTTTTATTCTAAGGTGAATAATTAATGGGTCGGTAGGATTGGGACATGTGCCCCCCGAAAATGCGTAATTTTGTATAGTACTCATTACATCACTAAAATTTACGTAATTATATGTTTCTTTAATATAATAGTTATCTACTGTACTTGTTGCAACAACGGGATTGTTATTAATTGAATAAATTTCAAAGTCTAACCCTCTTACACCTTGTTTAATGATTGCTTTTAATATGTCAAGAGATACATAGTCATTTTTATAAGATCCCCCACTACAAGAATTATAAGCTGTTTTAATATAATAGTCATAAAGATTACCAGAACAATCTGGATCATTTGTATTAATAGGTCGAATGTTACCATCGACTGATGGATATAATGTATTAATATAATTAGTTTCATTTCTAGGTAAACGAACCATGTATATAATATAACTAATAACAATCATCAAAATAATTAATGTAAAACACCAGACAATATAACTCTGAAAGTTTTGGTCGATTTTTTTTAAATTTGTTAAATAGTCGTTAATATAAGAACTTGACATAAAGTAATCTAATATAATATATTATTTAAAAAAAAACAATTCTTATTAAGGAATTGTTTTTTTTTATTAAGTGATTTTAAATGGTTTTAATTTGAATTTTGGTTAATTTTTAGGTTAATTAAGTTTAAAGCATTTTTTTTTGTTTTTACATTAAATTTTATAAAAAGGTGTAATAAGTTACAATTAATAGTTTTAGAAGAAACCTAACATCCATACGATTAACCCTTTTCTTGTAATAAGTAAATTTTTGCGATATAGCGTTAAATTATCTATGGCTATATAAAGTGATTGATGTTTGAATTGTTAACGAATATGTATTTAAAATAGCCGGCGTTCACGCGAAAAACTTGAAAACGGACGGTTCCACGCCAATTTAAGCTTATATGTTTGATATATATTGGCACCATGAATACTGTATAACGTATTTGGTATAAAAACACGACAAACAATTGTTATACCCCATATTAATATATAACAGAAAGCTTGTGTAACGGTTTTGTGTGTTATGATATATATTGCATATAATATAACATAAAATAAATACCAATTAATACATATATATAATATAATAATAATAACAAATGTATATAAATTAGAATTAAATGATATTTTAAAACAATTATATGTTAAATGATAGTCTTCTTCAAATAATTTAACTGGTTTACTATCTTTTTTATAATTGTTTATACTGGTTTCTTTTTTATATTTTTGTAACTGTTTATTTTGCCAAAATAATATAAATTTTGACAAATAATAGGTTTCAATAATTGTTTCAATAAATGCGAATATAATAAAAGATATAAATGTTTTTAACGAAACAATTTTTATATAGTTATATTTAAAGTCAAACTGTAAAAGTAATATAATTAAAATTTTAAATTTGATTAAAGTATTAGTATATTCTCTATTACTTTTATTAATCAAATTAATATTGTATTTAGGGATAATGTTAATTGAGTTCATTTTAGTCGCATAGTATGAATTTGTACCTCTTTATAATTTGATGAAAAGTATTTCATTTTTTTTTAAATTGGTGACTTTTAAATTTACTAAAAATATAATAAATATGTATATAATTAAAATATGGAAAAAAATTTACGGGTATTAAATAATTTTTTTAATGAAGATGATATTAAGCTGTTAATTAATTCTGACGAGGTAAATAAAAATTATAAAAAATTTATGGAAAACGGTTCGGTATCACACTCATTTACAATTACTTTAACAAAAGGGTTACAAGATAGTTTGTCAAAATATTTTTCTTATTTTGCTGATTCAACATTGAGAGAAGTTCCCATGAGATGGGTTATTGGCGAAGTATCCGAACATATCGATAATACAAGAACTGGCGAACCTTTTGAGACATCTGTTGTGATTTATTTAAGTAATGACCCTACAACTGTATTTACGATTGATAATAGTTCTTATCCAATTGAGAGAAACTCATGTTTTTTATTCTCTCATGGATTAAAACATAAAATAGAAAAGGTAAAGGACAATATATCTAACATGGTTATTCCAAGACTGATAATGGGTCCGATGAATGAATATGCATTAAAAGTAGGATGTAATAATTATGGTTATTTTAGTAGTATGTTAAATGCTACATCAAGTACCAATCAATTAAATTATCAATGTTTAAATGTAGCAATTTTAAATTTATCAGATGTTGGGTTAGTTATACCTTACGGATATGTATTTAATGGATGGTTAGCTTATAACACAAATCCTGATGTTACAAACGGATTTCCGGATGATCAATTATATTTGCCCGGCGAAATATATTATGATGCATCTTATACAGGTTTTGTATATAATTTATATCCGTCATTTTCACAAATAGCAGCTAATCCTTATTTAGTTTACGGAGGAGGTAATTCTGGCGGTAATTTTTGGTATGGTAATTCAACCGGATTTCCTGGATTTTTATATAAAAAAAATTTAGGAGTAGGAACACGTAGAAGTACGATCTCGGGTGCAGCAGGTAATAGAATTGCGCCAAACGCATATTTATATAATAAATATAAACCAGGTATAAATGGTATAGGTGCGTCAACTATAGCAAATAGACGTGCTAAAAATCGATTAGCTAGTATATGTAAACCAAAATCTTATTGTGGAAACTTTCAACCGTATTTAGGAAGATATAGTGGTTATACTTGGAATGTAAATGGTTATTTTCCTTATCCAAAAGATCCTACTATTTAAAAAATATTTACATAATATATGAATACACAAAGATATAGACCAGCTTCTAATGAGCACTTAAAAATGGCAATTGAATATTATATAGGATATACTAGAGCACAGGCAATAAAGGACTATGGAGACATAAATACCTGGGATGTAAGTCAAATTAAAGATATGTCTTATTTATTTGAAAATATTAAAAAATTTAATGAGCCGATTGGGTCTTGGGATGTTAGTAATGTTACGAATATGAGGGGTATGTTTTATGGAGCAGAAAATTTTAACCAATCTATCGAAAATTGGAATGTTTCGAATGTTACGAATATGGGTGAAATGTTTTATGGAGCAAAAAAATTTAATCAATCTATCGAAATTTGGGATGTTAGTAATGTCACGAATATGGGTGGTATGTTTGGGCATGCTATAAAATTTAATAAATCTTTGAATGCATGGGGTACTAAACTTAAAAATGTTAAAAATATGCAAAATATGTTTGATAACGCAATAAGTTTTGATCAACCCTTGAATAATTGGGATGTGAGTAATGTTACTAATATGGACTGGATGTTTCATGAAGCGAATAAGTTTAATCAACCTTTAAATAATTGGAATGTTAGTAAGGTTACTGGTATGTGGTATATGTTTTCTCACGCATTTTTATTTAATCAACCTTTGAATAATTGGAATGTTGGTAAAGTTACAAATATGGAAGGTATGTTTGAAGCAAGTGATTTTAATCAACCTTTGAATAATTGGGATGTTAGTAATGTTACTAATATGTACCATATGTTTTTTGCAGCACGTGATTTTAATCAACCCTTGAATAATTGGGATGTCAGTAAAGTTACTACTATGTCAGGTATGTTTTATGGTGCTCGCAAATTTAATCAGTCTTTAAAGAGTTGGAATAATTATTTAGAAACAAATGTTAAAATACGCGAGCTATTTGATGAAAATACTGCAATAGATGATATAGATAAATTACCACAAAAATATATTGATGTTATGAAACCTGAAGTTAGAACGAGAATAGAAAATAATTATAATATGATAACTGAAATAGGTTCTAAATACACTTTTGATGATAAACATAATATACCTGATGCATCTTCTTATCAAAATTTTCCTCCACAATATCCAACTGGAGGTAGAAAAACTAGAAGAAAGAATAGAAAAACAAGAAAAACTAAAAGAAATAAAATAAAAAATAGAAAACGTGTATATAAAAAAAATTGATTTTAGTTAAAATATTTATAACAAATTAAAATACTAAAATATTTAAACAATGGAGTTATTTAACAATTTACCAAAAGATATGATAATCAATATATTACTTTATGATAATCATTTTGTAATAAGAAATGGTAAATTATTAATGATAAATAAAATAAAAGAAGAGAGAAAACAGGTGATAAAAAATGTATTATCTTTAAATAAAATACAGTATGAATATAGTGAATTCTTGAATAGAAATATTGCTTACGTAATATTAGAATTTGATACAAATATGGAAGAAACAAATGAACATAAGTTTTATATTAAAATGGGTTTTGACAAGATATATTTAACTAATAGTTCTTATACATTGTAAAACTGTATTTGTATTTATTAAAGAAAGATATAATATATATTGAAATAAATAATTAAATATATATTTTATATATAAATATAATGGCAGGTGGTTTAATGAATCTTGTAAGCCAAGGGCAAGAAAATATATTATTAAATGGAAACCCCACATTATCTTTTTTTAAGAAGAGTTATAAAAAATATTCAAATTTTGGAAAACAAAATTTTCGTGTGGATTTTCAAGGAACACCAACTTTAAATTTAACAACAGATAGTACTTTTGTATTTCAAATACCACGTTATGGTGATTTGTTAATGGATTGTTATATATCTATAGAATTACCGACAATATGGTCTCCAATTTATCCTCCACAAGAAGTAATACAACCAGATGGTTCAATAATTTATACCGACTGGTCTCCGTATGAATTTCAATGGATAGAAAATTTAGGTGCTCAAATAATAGAAAAAGTAAGTATAACCTGTGGAAACCAAAAACTGCAAGAGTATTCGGGTCAATATATATTATTATCTGCTCAGAGAGATTTTAGTTCTGAAAAGTTGGCATTATTTAATGAAATGATCGGTAATATACCGGAATTAAATGACCCTGCTGCTTATAATTATCAGATAAATGGCGTAAAAGAATATCCGAATGCGTTTTATACAACAAGTGCGGCAGGGGCACAACCTTCTATTATGGGTAGAACCTTGTATATACCATTAGGTGCATGGTTTAATTTAAATTCGGTAAATGCGTTTCCTTTGGTATCTCTCCAATATAATATATTACAAATAAGTGTAACATTTCGTCCGATAAATCAATGGTTTACAATTCGTGATGTACAAGATTATATAAATGGATATCCGATTGTAGCGCCGAATTTTAATCAGTTTTATATGCAGTTTTACCGTTTTTTACAAACACCGCCAGATGAGACATTAGGTCCAACTTCTTATACTGATACGAGAGTATTATGGAATGCGGATATTAATTTAAACTGTACGTACTGTTTTCTCTCAAATGATGAAGTTGATTTATTTGCGAAAAATGAACAAAAATACTTGATGAAATCAATTTATGAGAGACCATATTATAATATAACAGGACAAAATAAGATAGATTTAGATTCAATTGGAATGGTAATAAGCTGGATGTTTTATTTTCAGCGTAGCGATGCAAACTTACGTAATCAATGGTCAAATTATACAAACTGGGAATATAATGGGGTTATGCCTTATCCTGCGACTAGTGCTGCAACTTCAGGAGATTATCCGAATCCGGACCCATCTGGGCCGTCAACTTTAGGTCCGGGTACTAATCCTGATGGTTCTGCAAGTGGGTTGTATACTACGGGAGTATATAATCCGCAGAATTTGAAAAACATATTGGTAGCAATGGGAATACTTTTAGACGGAACTTATCGAGAGAATTTGTTACCAGAACAAGTATATAATTATGTAGAAAAATATGTTAGAACCGCTGGTAGGCTACCAAATGGTGTATATTGTTATAATTTTTGTTTAGATACAAATCCGTTTTTAACACAACCTTCAGGTGCAATGAATATGAGTCGTTTTACAAATATCCAATTTGAATTTACAACAATTTCTCCTCCGTTTAATCCTTACGCTCAAAGTCTAACAATTTGTGATCCCAATACAGGTGACATAGTTGGTATCAATAAACCGACTTGGCAAATATATGGATACAACTATAACCTTTATGTAATTGAAGAGAGAGTAAATCTTCTTCAAATAGTTTCGGGTAATTGTGGATTATTATATGCTCTCTAACAATAAGTTTCAACACGAATACCTTTTTGATTATATACCCTAATTCTTTTCATATAAAAGAGATACGTGATAGTGGTGAATTATACGCAATTTTAAATGAATAGTCCATTTCCAGGAACATTCTATAATTACAAAACTAATGTACTAAATGTAATATTTCATCAAAAGAATGGACGACCATAATATTTTCATTTAATCTCTCAGATTTATCAATACAATTATCATCGTCGATAACACAAATACGAATATTTGCCTGAAACTTGTTTCTTAAAAGATCGCTTAAATAATTTAATTTGCTATTCGTATCCGGTACCATTTTCACAGCCCCTTGGCTTCGATATAAAACTTTTCGTAAAAACAATATGTTTTCATTTTCATTTTGTAAAACATTATATAAGCGAGAGAACCGTCGTCTATATTTTTCATTAATCCTGGGAATATTCCGCGAATATTCTTCAGGTGTTTGATTATTGGCGTCGTGTAAACTAATAGCGGAACATTTTCTCTCAGTGGATCCATTACAATTATTGTTGAAAATATATGTATAAGGCTGTAAAGGATCCCATACAGCATTTAGTTTATCACATTCAGTAAATTCAAAATAGTCTGTTTCAAATGTGTAAATAATAAAATCGATATTAGACCATAACCAATCAAACGGATAATACTCGCTCGGAAAATGTTTTTTAATAAAATAACCGACATCACAATTACATCCAAGACTAATTACTTTCATTAATTTAAATTTAATAAATTGCTTTTAATATGATTTTAAATAAAATTAAAAAATGAGTAATTTTATAAAGTAATGGCATATCCATATAATGATATGACTGATAACATTATAATGGATTTAAGTGATGGTAATTTATTTCATTTACCTCCAATATTAAGTGGACTAAATGAATTAGACTTTGGGTTAGATTGTTCGATGAATAATTTAACTGAATTACCTGATGACTGGGCATATTTAAAAACTCTCGATTTTTCGTATAATAATTTGGCAGTGTTACCAAAAAATATGCCAAAAATAACAAATATAGATATAATAGGTAATAATTTAGAATGGGTCCCAATGAATATTTATAACTATAAAAAATTGAAATATTTAGATTTATCTGAAAATCGTATAAAAATATTAGTAAAATATTGGGCATTTCCAGATACTTTAATAGAATTAAATTTAAGTAATAATTCGTTATTATGTATACCAAGTAACTTACCGGATAGTATATCTATCTTAAATCTATCCGGAAATAAAATAACCGTATTGCCTTATAAACTACCAAATAATTTAAATAAATTATATTTAAGCAACAATCGCATAAAATGTTTGACCAATAATTTACCTGTAAATTTAATACATTTAACAATTAATGATAACGAATTAGAATTGTTTCCGGAAAATTTACCGAACAATTTAGTATGGTTTACATATGATAATAACCCCAAAATAGAAAATTTATTCCATTTGTTAAAAAATATATTTCTTTATATTTGTAAAAAGTGGTGGTTAAACCCGCTATATATTGATGAAATGAATATTATTACTAGAACTTTAAATAGATTAATAATAATAAATAGAAATAATGTAATGATTGAAAAAGCGGTTCGTATATTTTCAAGACCTCAAAATATCGCAAACTTCCTAGAATATATTAGTGAAAATGATTACTATAAAGAAAAAGCAAACACATTTTTAGGTAAATTAGATATATATGACGTATCCTTTTAACTTTTAATAATTGGACGGTAATGGTCCGTCTGTTATAAAATCCCCCATCATTTCATATCTTTTTTTATATAATTGACTATTATCGGATGATTTATATCGCCGATCAAATAACTGTTGTGCTTCTAAAGTAGGTCCGAACCATGCATTTGGGCCTAAGTTCGGTTGTAATGGTTTAGCATTTGGTTCGTTTAAGACAGTTGAATTAATTACTAATGGATTAGTAGTAAGTGCGGAATATTGCGGAGTAAGCCCCCAGGTTAATTTTCCTGCTTCATTATTCCCAGGAACATTCTTTGAACGTTCTTCAGTAAGAGGAGGGGAATAAGGTGCGCATCCATGACAATCAATATCTGCGAAACATTGTGTACCCGATATACTACACCGTGATGTTGGACCACAAAAATTACTGCAACTATATTTTGTTGTAAGTGGTAAGTCTACTGTATGACTTGTCGACCCGTTATTTTTTTCTTGCTTATTAGCTTGAATATTTGAAAAAGTTTCTTTTATAAAATACACATAATCATTTATTGACAGATAATTTATCCATAAAAATATACTGATTAATATAATAATACTTATAATTGCTAGCATATATGTTGTTCCTAATTTCTTCATATAATAACGTATTTTTATAATTTTGCTAAAATGCGGGGAAATTGTCGCAGTCTTTTATTATATGATTTCAAATAGGCGAAATTAAGTTGTATTTTATATACTCTTATATCTCTCAAAATTACTGCTTTTAATATAATTTAGTAATAATAATTTTATATCACAATAAAATATAAATGTCAGATACAAACCCAGATACTTCGGCTATTGATAATAAACAAAATACAAGTACTACGAATGCAACTAAAAATATACCAAAGTTTTTATTAACACTGATAAAATTATTACTATTTGTAATTATTTATTTTTCATTAGGAGGTTTAACATTATATGTCTGTAAATTGGCACAATCAAATATATTACCGACTGAAAAAAATTGTTTTCCTTATACCTATTATAAGCCAAAAATAGATGAAATTCAGACAAATATATTTCCCACATTTACCGATCCACCATTATCAATGAAAATGAAGTTCCCTTATGACGATTATAATTCTGCTAATAAAATAATAGACTTATTTCGTAACTATAAAAGTGACCCCGATTCGTATTTTTTGACAAATTATTTTATTGAAATTGTTGAAAATTTGATATTGTTTAATTATTCTTCCTTAAATTGGGTTTTAAATGGTTTAAATAATTTACCAGAATTATTCATAATATTATTGGGACCAATTATTGTATTTTTCTTTGCCTTTTTTATATTTTTATGGGACCATTTATATGTTATATATTTATGGTTTGTTAGTATGTCATGGTTTTTTAAAACAAACACAAATAATACACAAATGGGTAAACCTGTTTGGAAATATGTATCTTTTTTAGAACCAGTGCCATTTGCGTGTGCTATCGGATTAGTAATATTATTTTGTTTTTTAGTTTGGGTTTTAATTCTTGGGTTACCTGTTTTACCGTTTATTACGGTATTTATATCTATTATTACTATTTCAATGTATAAAGCGGAAATGAATAATAAAACAATTACCTCCATAAATATAATTAAGGATTTATTTAAATTTTATAAAACTACTATCATGTCTGTATTTAGTATATTAATTATTATAAGTGCATTTACTAATTTAGGAACTGTACCAGGTATTATATGTTTAGTTACGCTACTATTAATTTATTTTGGACTTATTACGGTTGATTTATTTCATCAGAAAATAGAACCAAACTTATCTGCGTTAGTGAGTAATAAACAAGCTAAAAAAGTATGTCATTTAAATGATCCATTACGAAAAAAACACGGCTTTCTTTATAATTTGTTTAGCGGAGGTGCAAATGATTTAAACCAAGATTTAAAAAAATTAGAGAAACAAATGGATTAATTAATCAAAATCTAATAAATCAATTGGTGATGATTTTTTTTTCATCAACTCTGTTGTTAATAAATCTATAGTATTACTTTTATTTTTTACATTATTTTCTAATTTAGCTATAATCATTTTCTGGTTTTCTACTAATTCTTTTAATTGCAAATTTTCTACATACATATTACATTTGTTTTTATTCATATTAATTAACCAATTTTGATGGTGTTTAGATTTAATATGTATTGCAAAATTACTATATTTATCAAATATTTTATCTGTCCTTGTTCCACATGAACATCGTAACCCATTTTTAAAATAAGATCCCGCTGGAATTTTATCAATAAAATTACCATGGTCATCTAAACTAGGTTTGTAATATTCTGGTTCTATTGTTAATTCCATATTTTATAATTTATATAATGTTTATATAAAAACATTTCATTTTTTTTTAATATCTTATCTATTATTATAATGTCACGTAATCTAACTTATAAGTTAACCCATAAATTTCAGCCATTAGATAGTCGCGATTATTTGTATACGGTTGACAATAATTTTAGGACACAAACATTAACAATAAAAAGTACAATTACTACTAAACCTGTTACGACTACAGTTCCGACTACATTTAATTTATCGACAATGGGGTTAGTTTCACCTATATTAAATCAAGGAGATATTGGGACATGTGTGTCGAATGCATTTTCTCTCTGCATAAGCAGTCAAACAAAAAATGGCGTAGCGATTTCAAGACTACTTCATTATGCAATGTGTAGGTGTTTAGATGATACACCTTTAAATGATGATGCGGGTACTTATGTAAGAACTGCGTGTAAGGTATTACAAAGTTACGGAGCTTGTAAAGAGAATATATACCCATATATAACTACTAATGTGTATAATTTTCCGCCGTTAACAGCATTTCGTAATTGTTATAATTTTGGAAAATTTACTTATATATTTCTAACACAAAACTTGGCAACAATTAAAACTTGTTTAATAACATATAAAGTTCCGATTGTATTTGCTATAATGGTTTATAGCAGTTTTTTGACTAATACTGTCGCAACTACAGGAGTAGTACCAATGCCAAACACTAGTCACGAAACTTTGGAAGGGGGGCATTGTTTAAATATTGTCGGGTTTAATGATACAACACAGGTATTTTACGTAGCAAATAGTTGGGGCACTGGCTGGGGAATGCGCGGATATTGTACAATACCGTATGCTTATATTTTAAATCCGAATTTAGCGAGTGATTTTTGTTTTACTCAATTTACGTATTAAGTATCATCATCTAAATTTGCTCTAAATATATTCAAAGGTGTAAATATATCAAATACGGTTAAATTATTGTTGTTATTTTATCTGTATTTAATGTATTTTTAGATTATTTTGTAATAATAAAACTTTTAAATGTTTTTTAATAAATAAGTTATTAAAAGAATTTACGTTATTTATATAATGAAATATAAACTTCCTAGACGTCCGTTTGTAACTGTTTGTACTCCTACCTTTAATAGAAGACCTTTTATACCAATGATAATAAAATGTTTTGAACATCAAGATTATCCAAAAGATAAAATAGAATGGATTATATTAGATGATGGCACAGATAAAATTGAAGACTTAGTTTCGCATATACCTCAAGTAAGATATTTAAAATATGACGAAAAAATGTCATTAGGAAAGAAAAGAAACATTGGAAATGATTTAGCAAAAGGCGATGTGATTGTTTATATGGATGATGATGATTATTATCCGCCGGAGAGAATAAGTCATGCGGTTAATATGTTGCAAGTAAATAACAAAGTTTTATGTGTGGGATCAAGTATGATGTTAATTTATTTTAAAGATTTAAATAAAATGTATCAATTTGGCCCTTATGGACCAAATCATTCTACGGCGGCAACGTTCGCATTTCGTAAAGAATTGTTAAAAGAAACTAGATTTAACGAAGAATCTTCGATAGCCGAAGAGAGAAATTTTTTAAAAGAATATAAAGTACCTTTTGCACAATTAGAATCAAAAAAATCAATTTTAGTTTTCTCTCATAGTCATAATTCTTGTAATAAAAAGGAATTATTAGAAGGATTAAAGGCACCTCCAAAAAATAGAAAAATATTTGAATCGGATATTTTACCAAGTGATATCATAAAAGACCCAAAAATATTACAATTTTTTATGAATGATATCGATGAACTATTATATAAATATGACCCAGGGAAACCTGAGAATAAATTAGATGTAACAAAACAAATCATTGAGATAAAAGAAAAAAGAGAGGCATTAATTAAACAAAAAATGAAAGAACAAGCGGATTACCAAGAAATAATCCAAAAAACAATGAGATTAAAAGACGTTGGTAATACTTCTTTACAACAAAAAATAGATGATTTAATGTTTACTGTTAATAATTTAACCTTGGAAAATAACCAATTAAAGGAAAAAAATGCTTATTTAGAAGACAAAATTAAAAAACTTATTAATGAAAAGATAGAAAAATTAAAGGCTGAAAAAAATGACAACAAATAAAATATCTTAGGAATTTATTTAAAGACATGTCAATAATATACAATTATGGTAAATATGGAAACAGATTATTTAACAAACGATGACTTAGTTATTCAAGATAATAAAATAGAAAATTCTCTTAAAAATACTGACGTCGGATATAATAAAATAAAAAAACCGGGAAAAAAATCTATTGAATTTTATACAAGTGGTGGGATAGGCAATCATATTCGTAATGCTGAAACTGGAGAATATTATGTTAATCGTGTAGGTACAAACGATGAGTTATTGTTTTTTAGCGTGCTAATAACAAATATTAAATGTAATAGCAAAAACGGCTCATATACGTTATTTTATAACTCCCCTGAGCAATATATGTCACATTTCAAAATATCATTGAACCAAAAAATAATTGACAATTGGTATAAAAAACGTAATGAGTATTTATTGTCTTAATTTAAATAATTAGTTATTTTATATGTTTTTATGGTTGTTTTATTTTTTTTTTAATTTAATTACAAAAAGAAATGTTCAAGACGTATATATTCGGTCATTAAAATTATATTCTGAAGAAAAATATGTTAATTATGCCGGATATGATAATCGTTATCCTAAAAATTATTCAGATAAAATAAGTATTGGTAAAATAAAACAATTATTTCAACAAAAAGAATGGTTAAGTATATTAACAAATAATGATGTATCTATAAATACAAAACTAAATATAATCCGTATCATGGATTTTTATAATAACAATAGTAAGGCTGGCTACTTATTTCATGGTATTGGTTTAGATTGATTCTAAAGAAATATTGTCGTTATCAAGATCAATATCTCCAATTTCGTTATCTTTTATTCCTGTTGCATTTTCCTTTGTATATTTTTCTATATATCTATAAATACGATTAATATCTAATTTAAAAATTTCATAATTTTCAAATAATACTTGAATAACACTATCTTCGTATTTAGATTTTATGTCAATAAAAAAACCGAACAAGTCTTTTTTTTCCATTCCTAATTTTTGACATAATTTTTGGATAAATAATGAGTTATTATATTCGGTCGAATATTTAGTTAAAACTTTTGTAAAACGAATATCCGTGCCCGATGTTTTAATTTTATTATCATATATGTCATGATATTGTTTATTATTTTGAAAAATTTTTATTAAAGAGCTCATTTCATTGAATTGCCATATTTGTTTTTGAAAAGTAATTCTGTCGATATAGTCAGCAAAACAAATATTATCCAATTGTTTTATATAAAAATTAATAATATATTTAGTTGAATTATCTCTTTCAATAAAATCAATTATATTTTCGTGCCATAACAACCCGACACTTGTTCTATCTGTTTCATTCATTATACTATTATGTTCGTTAATCGAATAATAATTATCTATTAGTTTAGTAATTATTTTTTTAGCATCATTGTTATACGACTTAACTTGGAATAAATTATCTATAATATTAACCGTAAAAAAATTTGGGTTTTTATTATAGATTTTATAAATATTATTAATTTTTCTTAAATCACCTTGTACATAATCAATAATTTTAGTTTTTATTATATCATCTAATGAAGGTAAAATAGATTGTATTATATTAGTAGTTTGTTGGATAGTAGGTTTATTTAATTCGATATTGTTACAAATCTTCATTAGTTCTTTAATTTTTTTATCAACATGATAATTACCAATACATATAATTGGATTAATTGTAAAATCTTCTAATTTTTGTTTTTTTGTTTTTTTAGGACGAATAATTTTTATTAATGTATTAATCCCTCCTTTGTCTCCATTATTCATTCCATCAATTTCGTCCATAATAATTGCGATTTTACGTACATTTTTATTGAATAAACTAATTATATTTTTGTCTGACATACCGTGTTTAGTAATATCTTCGATAACTGAAGAATTTCTTATATCACCTGCGTCATATTTAATCACATCATAATTTAATTCTTTTAAAATATTTGTAATAAAAGTAGATTTTCCTGTCCCAGGTTCACCATAAACATATATTCCTTTTTTAAATAGAGGATTGTTTTTATTCGCATCAAAAGAAAATAGAATGTTTTTTATAATACTCGCCTTTTCTTCTCTCTCAAGAATTTTATTTATGTTTAGTTTTTCCATTTATATACTTACAAATATTCTTTTTATGTCGGTTTTTACTTATACTTTCTTCGGAAATAAGTTCTCTAGCTAAGTTTTTACATTTAGTTGCTTCATTATCAATGCTATAATTTAATATAAAATATAAATAATTATGGTAAATAATATTTTTGTAATGATACTGCTTTAATTTTTTCCAAATATTTAAATTTTCATTGATGAGTCTTTTAAATACAAAATCACAATCTTGTCTTACCATATTTCTAATATAAGTTTCATAATTTGATATACGAGATTTAATAAGATAATGGTATGTGTCGTAATTATTTTTATTTGTAAAAATAAGATATTTTCTAGGGATATAATCATAAATAGATAAAATAATATCGTCTGGTAATTTATTTAACGACGAAAAAAAGTTTATATTTAAAGTCATTATAAATATATAAAGTATTATATTTATAATGTTTTGTAATATATAATATAGTATAATTTAAATTTAATGGTAAAAGTTATATTAACACGCGTCTATACAATAAAAAAATTAAGATAATTTTATATATCTTAATTTCTTTATTTTTTATTTTTTAATTTTTAAATTGAAATATCACAAACTATTATATTTTTCGGGCAAGATGTAAAATATATTTTGTTTATTCCATTATATGAACCTCTTTGTATATTATAGTCTATATAATTATCAGTTTCTAAATATGCAGTAGGTAAAAGTGCATAAATAATATTATCTATTTCATATTCATCTTTAAGTTCTTCTTTTAAATTAGTATTTAAAATAGTAAATGTCATTGAAATAGTATTTTTTTCTTTCCAAGAAAATGTTACATCATAATTTAATTTTACCGATAAATCTGAATTAAATATAATTTCATTATTACCATTTAAGCGTGCATATTTATAAATATTTTCTTTAATTAAAGGTATATTTGCAGGTTCCGTAATTTCTTTACGAGTGCTCATAGGTTTTTCATATGAACTCGTGAAATAACTACAATTTTTACAGTATACAATATTCACATCAATATCAAATGAAATAGTCGTCATTATTTTAAATTGTTATCAGAAACGTATTTGTTTGCTGAAAGTTAAACATTTCAAAAGCATTCATTTTTTTTTTTTAGTATTAAAAACATTTACCACTAAAAAAGTTTTACGTCTTTGCAAATTAAGTAGTTTGACACGGATTATTTACACCATATGTGATACCATCCCATGTTACTCCACATTTATTCGCCCAAGTATATTTAGCACAAGTACCATTTGTACCATTATAAGGCGGGTTATTAAAATTCATTACTAAATGGCCTGACTGTGGATTACAAGTTCCTAAATCTTTTATATTAGTACACGTGGTGTTATTACCAGAGCCATCGATTTGCCAATAATCAGGACAATCAGGCACCATAGGAGGCCATGTTTGCTTATAATTAGCGTACATTAGTGAAGTTCCGATAAATATTAGTGCTACAATTAAAATAATAATTGCTGCAATAAGAACAATTTTTTGAAATCCTTCCATATATAAATTAAATATATAATTTTTTCTATTTACTTTATATAAATGGAAAAAGTAAATAATGGACGTGTCGATATTAAAAGTCCAAACCGAAGGTGGGCTTCGCCAAATACTTCTGCATTATTTCAAATGTATGATAAAATTCCTGCGAATCAATGTGTGACTTTTAGGAATGCTACAGAAGGATTATGGAATGATACTTTATTGTCATCCACTTTTTTTTCTAAAGATAATATTCAAATACTTCAAAACGGAATTCGTGCAGGCGTCTTTAAAAAATCAAACGGACAATACCTAATTGGGCCACAAGATTGTGACTCACTTAAAATAATTATGAGAAGTGTATTTTTACAAAACGCCGCAAATTTACCATATAATATTCCTCAACAAATAAATGATTTAAATCAATTAGTATTAAATTACTGTGTTCAACAAGTTTATAGCGAGGCACAATCATATCTAAAATATTTAGATGATGCAAGCACTTTGGTAGTTCCGATCTCACATCCTGTTATGGCAGATAATAGTGATAAAACTTTGGAATTTACTAAATGGTTTTAAAATTATTATTTATATAAAAGAATAAATTATATTAACGTTTTTATATAAAACTTTAGAAAGTTATGTTAATATAAATTATATTGAATTCATATATATTATAAAAATATAATATATATGAATTCAAAAAAATATAAAAAATATAAAAAATCTTATGAAAAATCTTATAAAAAAAATAAACCACGAAATGTAACTATAAATAATAAAATAAATGATATAATTTTAAAAACAAGAAAAAAATATAATAAAAAAGGGGGGTTAGGTGACGAATATAATGAAAATATAACTGATAACATTGCAGCAGGCGTAGGTGAAACAAATGATATCGTAGATATAGATTTAGATGTAGATAAAAGAATGTTAGACGATAAAATGAAAAATATTTTAAATGATAAAATAAAAAACATTTTAAACGAGAATATCATAAATAAAAACAAAAATTTATCTAACTTATTACAAATTATTTGTAAAAATTCAACTAATTGTCTATCATTTAGTTATTATAATAGTGTAATAAAACATTTATTTGATAATTTTAATTTAAAGTATATTAATAACAAAAAAATTATAAAAATAGGAGAAGTCTCTGCGAACGGATATATTTTGTTGCTTCCATTTGAAAAGTTATCATACACTGTATATGCTGCTCTAAAATTTGCATTAAAAGCACATTCAGATAATTTATATTATGAATATATTGTTGGTAAATATTTTATAAACAAACAAATTAATAAATTACCTTGTTTTTTAGAAACGTATCATTTATACTTATCGCCGAATATTAATAGTACAAAGTATTATGATATTATTAACAATAGTAGAAGAGAGATTACTTTTTCATTAAAGGATGAACTTATACCAGTTATTACGGATGAACATAATTTTGATTATGGTTTGTCTTGTGATAAACCATTGAATTTATGTCTATTAATGCAATATTTTAATAATTTTATAAGTTTTAAGAATTATTTCCAAGAAATTTTCAATGAGGATGATTTAAAAGACCGATTATCTGTGTCAACATTATTTTATCAGGTTTATTTCCCATTAACGGTATTAAGTAATAATTATACACATTATGATTTACACGCGAAAAATGCGTTTTTATATAAACCGTTTGATGGTAAACAATGTATAAAAATGATATATCATACTAATAATAATATAATTACATTTTTAACAGAATATATTGTAAAAATAATTGATTATGGAAGAAATCACTTTAATAATGGTATTTTAAATACAGATATATTTATGAATAATATATGTAATACTGACAAGTGTAAACCAACATGTGGGTCAAAATATGGTTATGTTATGATTCAAGGACATAATACACCACATATTAGGGAATCTAAAATATTTCCAAGAAAACCGAATATTTCACATGATTTACGATTGGCTCATATATTAAGAGATATTTTAATAGATAAAATTCATATATGTGATAATATTGTATATGATAATAATTTTGGCACTAAAGAATTATTGTCTGATGATATTTATAATGGTATAGTAAAAAATATATTTGATATGAGAAAAGCATTAGAAAATAATTTATTAAATTATGATGATAATTACTTTAAAGATATATTTAACGAATATCAGATAGTAGCAGAAATGCATATATATGAAGATGGTAGAGATTATGAATTTAATATATTGCCAACTACATAAATAAACTTTTTTGTTTATTTTTTCGTCTTTAGTTTCGGTTTTTCTTTTTGCCCATTCATGACCACAGCTCTCTCCTCTTTATAAGATATGTATAATTCTCTTAATTTTTCTAATTCTTTTAACCACATTTCATAAATAGTTGTATTTTTAGTTTCAATTAACTCTTGTTCTTTAAGTTCTTTATCTTTTAATAATTTATTGACATTTTCTTCTGTAACTATATCCATAGGTAATTTTACTAGATATTTGTATTCTTCGTCATCGTCCATAATATCATATTTTTTAGATTTTAACATGTGAATAACTTCATCTTTTTTCTTTCTTCTTAAATCAATTGTCCCTTCTAAATTTTCTTTGATATATCTAGTCTTATTTAATAACAACAATAATTCTCTTTCTAATTTTTTTATGATATAATCTTTTCTATCTTGGTATAGTTTTAATCGTACATCATAATAATTATCAATGATGTCAGTTATTTTATCATATTTACGTAATTTGTCATTATGGTCAAATAAATGCATATTTGAATTAGTGTTTGTAGTAAATAGTTTTAATGTTTTTTCGAGCATATTAATACCATTTTCCAAAGGGCTCCCAAGGCACGCAGTGTCTGCGTTTTGTGCATGAGGCGTTGCGATATGAGATTGTTCTAATTCTGCTAATTTACCTTTAGGAAAACTAATAACAAAGTCCACGTTTGTGTCTTTACTCAAATCATCATAATCTTTAATAATAGCTGTAATTTTTTTACCGTCTTTATCAACACCAGGGTCTAATAAATGTTCTAAATGCTCTTTAAAGTCCTGTGTCCAATATCCTACAGGTAGTTCTGTAACACGAATTTTATCTTCTTCAATTTTAACGTATTGCCCCTTAATTAAGAATTTACCTGGTGAAATTTCGGAAATTACACCTTTAAACCCTTCATAGTAAGGCAGAAATACGGAAGTTTGATTCTCTATATTTAATAATTTATTTTTTAGGTAATCCATAATTTCAATCGGATTATAAGACATAATATCTGTGCTAAAACCTGTACCAATTCCTTTGGACCCGTTTACTAAAATCATTGGAATAATTGGCGCATAAAATATTGGCTCGACTGGTGTACCGTCATCATTTAAATAAGTTAAAATTAGGTCATCTTCTGGTGGGAATATTGCTCGTGTAATTTTATTTAATTGTGTAAATATATATCTTTCTGACGCACAGTCTTTTCCACCATTTATTCTTGTACCGAATTGACCATTAGGCATTAATAAATTAATATTATTTGAACCAACAAAGTTTTGTGCCATACCAATAATAGCGGCATTTAAACTAGCTTCCCCGTGATGATATCCGGAGTGTTCGGATACATATCCTGAAAATTGCGCAACCTTTATTTCACTTGTTAAATTACGTTTAAATGCTGAAAATAATATTTTACGTAAACTGATTTTTAATCCGTCCATTATATTAGGTATACTTCTATCACAGTCATATTTGGAGAAATGAATTAATTCTCTATTTAAAAACTCTTCGTAAGAAACATTGGATTTTGACGTATCTAAATAAGCATTTCTGTCATAATTATTCAACCACGTTTTTCTGTCATTGGCTCTTTTTGAATTAAATACCATATCAATCATATCAGCTGTTTGTTCGGTTTGATAAAAAGTTACTAATTTTTTCTTTTCAAAGTATTCACGAAATTCTTTTCCTGTACTAGTTCCCAATCCTTTATAATATTTAATATTCCATCCTTTAATATCATTTGTTTCTTTCCAAATGTTATATTCACCATCGTTGTAAAATTGTATTTCATTATTTCCTTTTTTTGCCTTTAAAATTGGGGTATTCATAAAACCAATAAATTCAGGTATTGCAATTAAAGATGCCCATTCAGACTGAAATAAGTTAATTCCTAAACCTTTAATATGACTACCGTCTAAATCTTGATCTGTCATAAAGATAACTTTACCATATCTTAAATACTTATGTACGTCTTCAATAGTACGATATATTTTACCTATCTCTAACCCCAATATTTTTTTAATTTCTGTAATTTCTTTATTATCTGCGATTTTTTTAATATTTTCACCACGAACATTCAGAATTTTTCCTTTCATAGGATAAACACCAATATAATTTCTGTCATTTGAAGATAATCCGGAAATGATACCTGCTTTAGCTGAATCTCCTTCACAAAATATAATAATACACTCTTTTGATTTATCTGTACCTGCAAAATTCGCATCAGTAAGTTTTGGTATTCCTCGGATGTTTTTAGTTTTAGTTCCATCTGTTTTTTTAGCTGCTTTGTTTTCTTTAATTTCTGTAATAGCACAAGCTGCTTCCATAACGCCCATTTTAGCTACCTTTTCAATAAATTTATCTGTAACTTCACATTTTGAACCAAATTTTGTCGAAGGAGTATTCATATAATCTTTTGTTTGACTATCAAATGATGGATTTTCAATATCACATCTTAAAAACAATATTAATTGTTCTTTAATACTATTTGAATTAACTTTGATTTTTTTCTTTTTTTCGATATAATCGGATAATTTTTTTATAATTTGATTTAAAATATATTCTACATGTTTACCGCCTTTATTTGTTTGTATTCCATTTACAAAAGATACTTGTAAAAATTCGTTTGTCGGGGTTAATGCTACAGCGTATTCCCACCGTTCGCCATTTTCTTCGTAAACACGTTCGACTGTTGACTTACTACCAATATACATGTCAATATATTGTTGAAAATTTTTTAACGGAACTAATTTATTATTAAATTTAACTTTAATGCTTTTATCTGTAATAGCCGCTATATCATATACACGTTTTTTAAACAACAAAATCATATCATTTGATAATCCGGTTAATTCAAATCTAGTATAATCGGGTTTAAAAACAATCTTTGTGTAAGGTTTTGATTTACATTTGGTTATTATTGGCGGACAAATAACATCTAAATTGTCTTTAAATTCTTGTTGATATTTTAATCCACGAATATGATCAACTGTTTCAATAAATCCGTAAGTAGACCAAATTAACACCAACTTAAATCCGAACCCGTTTTTACCTCCAACAATTTTTTTTTCGGTTTTATCGTAATTTGTTGAAGTCCGTAAATGTGCGAATATTAGTTCGGGTATCCATGTTTTATGTTCAGGATGTTGTGCTATATCCATTCCATTCCCATCATTAACCATTGTGATAATACCACTATCGTCGATAGTAATATCGATATGAGTAACTGCTAACGCATTTTCAATATTACTATCTACTTTTGTTTTCATACGAATAGCATGGTCCCTGCAATTTACGATACCTTCATCAAATAACTTAAATAATCCCGGAATATAAGAAATATTTTTTTGAATTATTTTGCTTTCTTCTGTCAAATTTTCTAAAACCCACATATCAGAATTAATATTTTCAACTGACCCAATATAGGTGTCCGGATTATCCAATATATGTTGTTTGTCTGTTTTTTGTTGGACATCAAAGAATAATTCGCTATTTACTTCTGTCGAAATCATAGTTTAATATATTACGTTTACTTTAATATATTTAATTCATTTTTTTAATATAATATTATAATAATGTACTCACAAAGACAATTTACACCTGGTAACAAGTCAAATGCAAATAGAATTATTAATTATATAGTGGAATATAATGCTATACATCCGAATTCCGCTAACACGCAGTGTGTATGCAACGGAAATATTTACAATAAAAATATAGTTGGTTCGCAGTCGTCATCACAACGCATTACATATAAACAATATATATCTTATTTATCACGGACAAATTTAGGAGGAAGTACTCAATATGGTAATTTCTATTTAGGTGAGCCATTAAATATCAATTACTTGGGTAGAAATGCGGGAATGCCTGGAGGTAGCGGAAGCCCACCAGTAAATAAATTCTAAATAAATAAATAAAATAGTTAATATATATAATTATGGAATTAGCAATACCTTTTTTAGCATTAGGTGGTATGTATATTATATCAAATCAAACATCCACCTCTAGTGACTTTGAAAATAGGAATTCAAGTCAACAACACACTTCAACAACTGAAAGATATACAAATATGGGAGAAAAGGCCAATTATTTGCCAAATACAAATACGCCACCACAGAATTTTCCGGTTTCTAATATAAATCAATTAGTTGATACAGTTCAAGAATATCCGAACCCAAATGCTGCTACGGATAAGTATTTTAACCAAAATTTATACGAAAAACGTGTGCAATTCGATTTACCTGTAACTGATACAATACAAGACATATATTCGTTAACAGGAAATTATTTAAAAACAGACCAATTTAAACATAATAATATGGTTCCATTTTATGGAGGTAAGCCAAAAGGTAATACATATAACATAAATAATTCCGAAACACTCTTAGATAATATGATAGGCAGTGGTTCACAAACTATAAAAAAGATCGAACAAGCACCGTTATTTAAACCAGAACAAAATATGCAGTGGACTTTTGGGGCACCAAACAACAGCGATTTTTATCAATCACGAGTAAATCCGGGTATGAAGGTAAATAACGTAAAACCTTTTGACAGTACATTGATAGGTCCGGGGTTAGACCAATCTGATACAACAAATGGCTCGGGAGGGTTTAATTCTGGTATGGAAGCTCGTGAGAAATGGTTGCCTTATACGGTAGATCAGTTAAGAGTAGTTACAAACCCGAAATTGGAATATACGTTGGATAATTTAGAGGGCCCAGCAAATTCATATATTAAAAAACCGCCTATTAAGGAGGCATTAGGACGTATAGAAAAAAACAGACCAGACCGTTTTTATATTAATTCTCAGGACCGTTATTTTACTACAACGGGTGCATCAAAAGGTGAAACATTACGTCCGATACAAGAAATGGGTATTGTAAGGAAAAATGATAATTTGGTAAATTATAGTGGTCCGGCTGGACCGGCAGATGTTAAAGCGGGATATGCCCCAGAAAATTTTGAAGCATCAAGAAGAGTTCAATTACCTTGTTTAGATGTAAAACCGTCTACCGCTGTGGGTCGTGGACCAACAACTGACGGCGAAAATAATTTACGCAGTCATACTAATTATGAAAACCATCGTTCAACTATAAAACAACCTGATACAATGAGAAGCGGCTTTAGTGGGGCGATTGGCGCAGTTATTGCCCCGTTATTTGACATATTTAGACCCACGAGAAAAGATGAAATTATACATAATGTCCGTATTTATGGAGAAGTTAAAAGTGTTGTACCTGGTAGTTATGTAAATAACCCGAATGATACCACAAAAACAACAAATAAAGAGACAACCCTTTATTCACCAACTTTTAATATTAATAATCAAAAGGAAAGTTTATATGTTAATAATTATACAAGTCCTGATTTAACACAACGTGATACTACAAGTTGTGAATATTATAATACTCCAGGGGGGTATGCCACCGCATACGGAGATATGAATTATGATGCCGCTTATCGTCAACATAACAATGATATAAAGACTGGCACCTCAATTAATCCTCATCCTAACCAAGGAGGAACACAAATCTTTAACCAAGAAATGAATGTTACAAACTGGAGAGAAGACACAAATCGTTATGATGGGTGGATGGGCCCACCAAGTTCTGTTTTTCCGGCACCTCCTTCTGTTCAAACATATGGGTCTGTGCGTGCACCTCAATATTACGATGAGTGTTATAATTGTTCGCGTATTGATGGTGACATACTTCAGGCATTTAAAAATAACCCGTATACCCATCCGTTAACTAGTTCTGTATAAATATATATAATATATATATAATATATATTAAAGATATATTATATAGATGGATAAAATTATTAATGATTATTTAGTATATTCTAATTTAAGTGTACCAACAACAATAACATATACAATATTGAAACAACCTGAAATAATAACAATAATGAACAAAATTAATAATATTGATGTATCAATATTGGAGAGAAAGATAACAAATTTCACGGGCGATAATGTATTAAATGATAAATCAAGTATTGTTTTAATAAGTTTTTTATGTTGTCTTATGTATAAAAATAATATATTTCCACAATATATTTATGATATATTAAAAAAATTAAATATTAATGATGTTAGTATTGAAGAATTACGACAAAATTCTGAAAATTTAATTAATATTTTACTGGATAATTCTAAAGGTGGTGGTAAAAAAGGGGGTGCTAATTTTAATGTAATTTTCGGAAAATTATTAAATATTGGTTTTGTTTTAATAGTATTAATAGTATTAAGATTAGATTATTATCTTTTTATGCGACTAAAAAAAACTATTCCAAAAACATATGAAAAAGCAACACAGATAGTTGAAACAGTAATAAATTTATCACAAAATATGGAAAATTGTGACAATATTCAAATTCCTCCACTAATAAGTTATTTGAATAAATATAGTGATAATAAATGGAATATTGAATACATTTATAGCATTTTAACTTGTGTTGCCAATGGAAATATGAATCAGTATTTACAAGATGAATTATTTATTCCTGGGAATATTCAACAATCAAATCTCATGGTTGCTTTCAGTGATATACAAGAACAAAATAAAGAAATAATGGCACAAACTGTATCACAACAATTAGTTCCAACTGGTTATAGATTTGATGAGAATAAAAGTCTTGTAAATCAAGATGAATACCAAAAACAAATGGTTGCATTGAATACTCAATTACAACCAGTTTTATCAAAGATAAATTCTATTATAAGTACATTAGAGGTTTATAATGATAAAGGAACTATTGATTTTGATGAAACAATGAAAAATTTAGTGAAATATCAAAATATGCCAGATGAAGAATTATTGAATTTAATATGTCCACAAAGCGAAATTATTTCTAAAAAGAAAACAAATAAAAATGAAGCTTCTATAATTTCTGATGTATACGAATTTACAAAAGACACCATTTCGCTACTATATTATCTTGCTAAGACTGTATCAGCAGAAGCAGAATCAGACTCAGAAAATATAAGTGCTATTTATATAACAAGACAATGGGTTTGGGTTTTAAAAGATTATTTTGTAAAAAAAATAAGATATATTGAAGATATTCAAATAAAAACGAAAAGAGATATAACAGATTTTATAAAAGAAGTAAATAGAATAAAAATAAATTTATTCGATTCTTTTAATTTATTAACATGGTTAATACCACTAAATATTTTTATAATTAAAATAATATCAAGCTGGGTATATATTTTGACAAATAGAATTATAAATAAAAATTCTAATACATTACCTATTGAATCAGGTAGATTAGCTATTGAACCACCATTAAAAGGTGGAAAATCTAAAAAAAATAAACGTAAAAAAAGAAACACAAGAAAATTAAATAGCAAGACAAAAAAAATAAAAAGAACAAGAAAATCAAGAAAATCAAGAAAATAAAACCAAATTTATCTTATCTGTTATATTATCATTCCTTATGACATATATTGAAAAAAGAGCAGACTTATAATATTTATTAATTTGCATTTAAAAATATTATATTAAATACTATTTAAAAATAGATATGCTAAACATACATAAAAATATAAAAGATAAATTGGAATACTTTTTAAATATTCGTAAAATACCGAATATCATTTTTCATGGCCCATCAGGAAGCGGAAAAAGAACTATTGTTAATGAATTTATTCATAAAATTTATGATAATGATAGAGAGAAGATAAAGGATTTTGTTATGTCCGTAAATTGTTCTCACGGTAAAGGTATTAAATTTATTCGTGAAGAGCTAAAATTTTTTGCAAAGATGCATATCCATTCTAATGGCGGAGATATTTTTAAAAGCATCATTCTTTTAAATACCGATAAATTAACAATGGACGCACAATCCGCTTTACGTAGATGTATTGAATTATTTAGTCATAATACGCGGTTTTTTATTGTAGCAGAAGATAAATACTGTTTAATGAAACCTATATTATCACGATTTTGTGAAATATATGTACCGGAACCAATGTTTAATGGCACTATTATTAATTTATACAAACATAATTTAAATGAAACATTTCAAATGAAAGATCACCATTCTCAACGTATTGAAACTCTTAAAAAAGAATTAATAAAATATAGTTCTAAAAATAATAAAGTGCAAGATTTACTTTCTTTAGCAACAAAATTATACGAAAAAGGATATTCTGGATTAGACATATTATCTCTTTTAGAAAATAATCGATTTCTTGAAACTACCATAAATCACGAAAAAAGATATGAATTACTCATTTGTTTTAATAAAATTAAAAAAGAAATACGAAACGAAAAATTGATAATATTATTTATATTAAATTTTATGTTTTTGAGTTTAAAAATATCTTTAGAAAATATTAGTTTTATGTAAATGGACGATTTTAATGTAAGTACTCTTCACGAATCACGTAACGAATGGTGTGCAAAATTATTAACTATTTTAACACCATTAATTATCGAAGGCTATAAATCTATATTCATGGAAGCAGTGAAATTATGTAAAGAAAATCACGAAGATGAAAAATATTTAATGACATTTCAAAATTTCATACAACGTGTTTCAAAATGGAACCCAACAATTATTGAAACTGAGAGAAAGCGTATTATTGAAAAATCGGGATGTACTTATCTTGAAGAATTGGTTTCATGTGTTCATCTTATTCAATTAAAATTATTAACTGCTATGCGAGTAGGTCAAAAACAAAAAAAAATAGACATAAGTATTCCTAAGCTAGATGATTTTATTCATAAAGTATATATTCAAGCAGCTAGAAAAATATATAAAAATGTTTATTTATTTCAAACAAATATTGAACCTTTGCAGACGCTAAAACATAATAGGGAATTAGAAATTATTATTCAAGAATGTATTTTAAATACTGTGAGAGAAAGTATTCCGGTTGAAACCATATTAAAAGCATATATGGACGAAACTGTTGAGGAAAATATTACAGAAGAAATAAAAGAAGAAATTATTCATGAAGAACCTATTATTGAAGAACCTGTTAAACCAGCGATTGTACATAATCCACAACCTATTCCAATAGATCCTATTCCAATAGATCCTATACCAATAGATCCTATTCCAATAGATCCTATACCGATAATTAAAAATGATCAAAATATTCGTTTGAACATTGATGATAAATTAGAAGATCTAAGTTTAATAGATATTGACGAAGGATTTGACGGAAATACGACTTTAAAATTATTACCAGATTTGTTAGAAGACGTTGAAATATTAGACTAATAATATTTGCGTTAAAAAATAAATAAGTTTATGATATAATAAATTAAATGGATAATATTTTTATTATTGCAAGTGTTATAGCAGTAATTTATTTAATCGCAAAATTTGTGGAAATGCGGTTTATTTTAAAAGAAAATAAACCGTTTAGCCTATTGTTTCGAGATACATTATTAGTATATTTTAGCGTAGTAATAGGATATTTTATATTAGAACAAATTAAGCCCATGATACAAGAAGGAGGCAATGGGGTTACTCAAGTATTTACTGATAATCCGCAATTTTAAACTTATCTGCCAGTCCATACTTTTATTATAGCTTTTGGTAATTTACCACTTTGAAAATTGTTATTATATTCATCATACGTATAACCCCATGGCAAATATTTCATTATATCTCCTAATAAAGATTTTATTTTAATTAAGTTCGGATATTCTGTACAAAATATACATCCCATAATTCTCTCTAAACAACATCTATCGGATCTACAAGAAACATAACTTATCATATTAGTAATGTTATATTTTGCCTCTAAATGTAATAAAAATCTATGATTTATAAAACTTTGTACGCCAAAACAGCCATACCATTTTGTATAAGGCATACCTAATATCGAATCATTTAATGTTATTTTTTGTTTTATAGATAACCCATTTTTTAATGCATTACTTATTCGAAGTGTATTTGTAATATTCTCTTTATCAGCATTAAAATGCCATAAAGGTAATACATTTGTCGAAGTTAATACTAATTTTTCAATATTTAATCGTTTATGTAAAAACACACTATCATGTATTATTATAGCATTATCAAAAAACTTGTTTTTAATATAATAATAATAAGGCAATAATTCTCCTCTACCCTTAAATTGACTGTCAATAATTGATATATTATTATAAGAAAAATCGGGTTTTAAATAATTTTTATCGCTATTATCATCAATAATTACTATTTTTTTTAATGGATATAATGTTCGTAAACATTTTATACATTGGTTCCAATATTTGTTTGTTTTTTCTGAAATTACGTGTCTAGTTATTATAAATCCGTAAGAACCCATAATATATGCAAATATTTAAATAAAAGAAGGAATATTATCAATATTTATTAAATTATTTGTATTTTTGATTTTTCCCTTAAATTCAAATTGTTTAAATTCAGGACGCTGTAATTGTGCTTCAGGTGTATGATTATGAACACATCGCGCAATCATCTTATATAATTTAAATTCTGGATATCTCTCTTGGCCATTTGTTTTATATAACATATGTAATCCTTTATCATCTAAACACCATTCATTTATTAATCTTTGTATAGGGTCTTTTATTTTATTTTTATTATTCGGGTCATCTTCATTATCTACAATAAAATCAAATATTGCACATGCTAATCTGCATAAATCAAAACTAAAATTAGGTTCTAATCTGGGTTTTTTATCGTTAAAATACGGTTCAATATTGTACTGCGATTCCGCGTCTCCGCCCGCTTTGTAACTATCGCTACAAAAAACTTTGCCGTTAAATTTATAAATACTTCTACCAAAATCAATAATTTTAATTATTTTTCCGTATGTTGGTACTCTATACATTTTATTTTTATATTTATAATAAATATATTTTTGGTTTGTTTGTACATACATTACATTATTAGTGTGTAAATCGTTATGAGTAAATGCAAACGCTTTTTGATAAGTTAAAAGTATCATTATTATTTGCATTAATATTGAATACCATTCATCGTTTGTTAATTGATCGTCCATTATTAAATTATCAAATGTATCTTCACAATATTCCATACAAATTACTTGGACCGGAAATTTTGGAATTGTCGCATTAATAACTATTTCATCTTCATCGTCCACGTCTTCTTCGTCACTGTCGTCTTCTTCGTCCACGTCTTCTTCGTCCTCGTCTTCTTCGTCACTGTCTTCTTCGTCGCTGTCTTCTTCGTCCTCGTCTTCTTCGTCAAGATCTTCACCAACTGACGTATGAGAAGACCTTGACGAACAAGACGAATTTGACTTTAAAGTAAAATTTTTATTAACTGTATCTATTTCTTCATTAAATTCGTCAATATTTACGATATCACATAATTCATCATCGTACTTAATTTCGTCGTTATTAAGTTTATTTTCAAATAATTCTTCAATTGGTTCAACTGATAATTGAGATTTTATACTATTATGAATGATTAATGGTTTTGTTTTAATAGTTTGAAACATACATAACTCTTCTTCGTCTATTTTAAATAAAACATTCTTATTTTTATTAAAGAAATCACTTTTTAATAAATAATCAATATCATCAAATATGTTAACTTCAAAGTCATTTTTAATAGCTAAAAATGATCCGTAAAAATCTACCCCATGAATAAACCCATGTGTATTAATTAAAAAACTTGATAAAAATAAAAAAAAACTATCGACATAAGCGGAGTTATTTACATCCAAAAATTTAGTGTGTGTATCAACGTCTGACGAAGATAATTTAGGTAAATTAAGTAAATTATTGTCCTTTATATATTTGCCACTTAGATATTTAAAAGGGTCTAAAAGTGGCGCTAATTTAAAAAAAACCGGTTTTATTTCGGTTTTATTATTTTTAGAAATACTTTTTATGACTGAATTAAATAATTGTCTATTTCTTTCTTCTTTATTATGAATATCGTAAATATAAGAATTATTATTTAAATTTATGTTATTATAATTGGTTTCATTTAATGAGAATAGCCTAGTATAGATTGGTATATAATTTTGGGTATTGCTAAGGTTAAGAATGTTTGGATTTTCCATGCTTTTAAACAGTTCAGCGTTTTTTCTTTTTTGATAATTAATATCTATCATTAGCTAATTAATATATAAATAATATACTTTTTTAACTAATAAAAATTAATTTAATTATGAATTTTTTAAATTCCTTAATATATTTTTTGTTATTGATTAAGATAAATAAAATTACAATAATTATTTAATAATTCTGTAAATTTAGAAAATAAATTTATTTTAGATAATAATATTTGTAATAAATTATTAAACTTTTTTTCTTTAGTAGATTATAATGGATATCAATTTAAAAAAGTTTGATATGAATTCAATTAATTTTAAAGGGGGCCAAGATGCAAAAGGCCCTGTTGTTGTGCTAATAGGTAAACGTGATACTGGAAAAACATTTTTAATAAATGATATATTATTTCATCAACAAGATATTCCAATTGGAACAGTTATATCAGGTACAGAAGAAGGTAATGGTTTTTATTCAAAAATAGTACCAAAATTATTTATACATAATGAATATAATACTGCTATAATTGAAAATGTATTAAAACGACAACGAAGTGTATTAAAACAAATTAAAAAAGAAAAAGAGTTATATAAAAGATCTACTATTGACCCACGTGCATTTGTTATTATGGATGATTGTTTATACGATACTGCATGGACTAATGATAAAATGATGCGTTTAATATTTATGAATGGAAGACATTGGAAGATCATGCTTATCATAACTATGCAATATCCTTTAGGTATTAAACCCGCACTGCGTACTAACATTGATTTTGTATTTATTTTGAGAGAAAATATTGTCTCGAATAGAAAACGAATATATGATAATTATGCTGGTATGTTTCCGACATTTGAAGCCTTTTGTCAGGTAATGGATCAATGTACTGAAAACTATGAATGTCTTGTTGTTAATAATAGCACTAAATCGAATGCTTTGACAGACCAAATTTTTTGGTACAAGGCTGACCCTCATAATAGCTTTAAACTCGGCTCAAAAGAATTCTGGGACTTGTCAAAAGAGATGGGTTCCGATGACGAAGATGATAAATATGACCCAAATGCGTTTAAAAAACGAGGTTCTGGACCAAAATTAAATGTAAAGAAAACCAAATGGTAAATTTTGCTTGCCCGTTCGGGTAAGCAAAAGTTTTAAATACCATAAGTGTTTAAAAACATCGTGTTCGTTACAATGAAAGCAATGTTTTTAAATGATATAGGTGTGATAAATATTGCTCATGAAGCTTCATGAGCAAGATTTATTTCGCTTTCTTAATTATCGTTTTTAATATAAATAAACAAAAAAAAATCAACTTAAAGACATTATTTAATATAATCTATAAATGGAACAACTAAATATTGTTGAACTTATTGAAAGCAACCCTATAACTAAGTTATCAAAAGACTATAACGTGAAGTTACTCACTAAAATTAAATATAATTTTACAGAATTTGAACAACAGTTGTTTTTAGCAAGTTTTTATTGTTATTTAAATTGTCATCCTACTAATGATTTTGTTATTGATTTAGATAATGTATGGAAATGGTTAGGATTTCAACAAAAATATCATGCAAAAGTTGTATTGGAAAAAAATTTCAGCATTAATACAGATTATAAACATATCGCTCCCGAAGCATCGGGAGCAAGTTTTAAAGAAAAAAAACACGGCGGTCAAAACAAACAAATTTTTATGATGAATATAAAATGCTTTAAATCTTTTTGTTTAAAAGCTGGAACAAAAAAAGCAGATGAAATTCATAGTTATTATATGAAATTAGAAGAAGTATTACAAGAAACAATTGAAGAAGAAAGTAATGAGTTAAAACAACAATTACAACAAAATAAAAATATGATTTCAGAAATTCAACAAACAGCAGAACAAGAAAGATTACAATTATTACAAAATTCAAAAAAAGAAAAACAAAAGGCTATTGAACAAGCAATTGTTGCACAATTTCCCGTAAATACCGAATGTATTTATTTTGGCACTATTGACAATACGAATGACCAAGGAGAGAAACTAATTAAATTTGGTCATACCAATGATTTACAAAATCGTATTTGGGCACATCGTAAAACCTACGACAATTTTGCTATTATAAAAGCTTTTAGAGTGCAAAATAAGGTAGAAATAGAAAATCTTATTAAATCTGACCCTAAAATAAAAAAACATATCCGCACTATTGAAATCAATGGTAAAAGTAAAACAGAAATTATTTCATATGATGACCAATATTTTACCATTGAAAAGTTATCCAAGTATATTCAAGACATTATACATTCAAAAACATATAGCATCGATAATTTTAACCGTATTATGAAAGAAAACGAAGATATGGTAATAGAAATAAAATTATTAAAAGAACAAATTATTAAACAGGAAGAAACCATTCATCAACAATGTCTGGAGTTGAATGAAATGAGAGAAAAACTATCTTGCCAAAACAATATTATTGCTACTGTAAATAAAGAAGAACAATCTGTATTTACACACGAATTATTACCAGACAATGAAATGACAAGTAAATTTAATGAATTTGTCGATAGTATTTGTGTGGTAAGACCTGACGTTGAAGAGTTATCTGCAAATATCGAAGGAAGATATAGATTATGGAATAAATTAAAACCATCTAAAGAAGTGTATCACGCCCTTAAAAATTATTTAGATATTCGGTTCAAATCAAAAAAATTAGAGTCAGGTAATCATGGATATATTGGAATTAAATTAAAACCTATTGAATATAAAAAGAATAACACAAATTCAACTGTTGAAAATTTTCTTTTTCAAGTGTGTAAATTTAGTGATACTGGCAAAATATTAAATTCTGTTTTATTAAAAGAATATCAAAAATGGAAATCTAATGTTAATATAAATACGACTGATAATGATATGAAAGACTTAAAAGAATATCTAAATGAATGCTCTTATGTTCTTAAAGCAACTGTATGGACAGAACAGGGTTCAAATGAAGGCTATTATGGTATCTCTCTTAAAGACGAAGTATATAAACCAAAATATGGTGCTACGACAGGAAAAAAGGTTGAAAAACGTTTAGTCGACACGAATGTTGTTCTTTCTTCGTGGAATTCTATCGCAGAAGCGGCAACACAAGAAAATATTAGTAAAGCTAAAATGAGTAGAAGTGTTAAAGACAATACAATATTTGGTGATTATTATTATTGTCATCCAATGGTAAGTGTTTACACTTTTTAATATAAAATTAATAAAATAATTCAACTATTTCTATTGTTTTTTCTGTTGGATTGTCTATCCAATATTGAATTTGTTGTTTTAAGGTGTTAATTCTTTCATCCCATTCTTTTTGTTTTGTTTTCATAATTTGCATTATTCCTAACTTATTTAATTTCCAACAAGATTTTACTAATATACCATCTTGATTAATATAATCATCTGGATTAAATCTTATAAATACAATTGGTCTATATTGTAAATCTTGTGATAATTCCATTAATCGTTTATTTTCGCAACTACAATCATAATCAGTATGTTTATTTTCATCTACTTCAACAATAATAATATGTGAACCCATATCTAACAATAAATCTGGACGACGACGAGAACACCCATATTGTACTTTTTTATCTGCGACCCAAGTAAAATTAGTAAATGTTAGAGTTATTCTATCAACCACATCTTTTTCTTTGGTTTTATAATTTCTTATTGCTGGTTTATGTTGATTTTGAGGATTATTTACAAAACAAGCAACACAATATCCTTCATATTTTGGGTTACCATAAGTTTCACACCAGTCATTTTTACATAAATATTTACCATCACATTTTTTACA